GGCGTAGATTTCCTTGGTGACCGCGAACACGTCCTGCAGACCGAGGTTCGACGGGTTAAATTCCGTCTTGTACTGGTTGTCCTCCACGGCGTTGCGGGTGATGATGTAACCAAGCGACAACTCCTTCATCTCCGCCGTGTACAACCAGCGCTCGCCGGCCTTCTCGTCGAAGTAGGTCGACTGCGCCTCCTTCTTCTCGCGCGCCAGCGGCAGGAAGGCCATCTGGGTGCGGCGTTCCAGCGCCATCTTCGATGTGCGCTTCTCGAACAAGCGCGACCATTTCGTCTCGATCTTCTTGTAACGCCCTTCGACCGCGGCCAGGCCGGGGAAAAGTTCGTTTTTGATCGATGCCATATCGACAGCCATAACTTGCTCCTCTCACGATTTCCCTGGACCGTTAGACGCCAGCGCCCGGAAGCATGAACATGCTGTTCCAGGACACTTCGACGATGTTGTTGGCGCTGGTGGCGTCGTAGCCATCGCTGATGTTGACGCCGCCGTTGCCGAGCCGGATGATTCGCCAAGGGGTGGTGGCAGCGACGCCAGCGGCGGCCAGCGCCCATTTGGAGAAGCCGGTGGTCGAGGCGGTGACGACGATGTCGCAGGTGGCGCCGATGTCGGCTTGCGTGAACGGACCGGCGGCGGCCTGCACCTCGTAGACCACGAACGGATCGGTGATCACGAAGACGTCGATCGGTGCCGCGCCGAGCGCACCCGAACCGGGCCAATAATTGCTCCAGATCGGATAACCGAGCGCTGCCGAGAGATAGTGACAGCCGATGTAGACGCCGGTCACGATATGACCATCGGCGGCGGCAGATGCTTGCACGGTGCCGTCGGCGAGCCGCGAGACCATGTCGCCGCGATTGAGCGCGCCAACGGTGGGCTGCGCTTTCAGAACGTCGAACTGACCAGAGTAGGCCGCGCCGTCAACGCGGCGGATGGGCCGGAAGCCAAAAGGTGCGACTGTGTTCGCCATGGGCGAAGCTCCCCAGTAGTTAGGGTTGCCGGCCTTTGGCGAGCAGCGCCGCTGTCCGAGCGGTTGCGGATGATGTCAGTATGTCAGCTTCGCCCGGGCAGCGGGCGTAGTCGCACCCGGGCAGCGGGTGCGCGAGGGGACGCTAGTTCTCGGGAATGTCGATCGCTGTGCGGGTCGTACGATCAGCGAGCACCACTCGCGGCGCGTGGCCCTCCGGCGTCTGCCCCATGCTCTCACGATTGACGCGCATGGCGCGAGTCGCCGCGTCTATTTCCTCATTTCTGGCGACGACTGTCAACCTCATCGGTCGTTCCATCAGGATCATGTCCTTGACGACGACCGGTCCGCAAGTCCCGGGCGGAGCAAAACGACCGGGAAACATCTCGTGCATGACCTCGCGCCAGCCTTGCTCGTGATAGCCCTGCAGCTCGGCGTAATCGCGGCGCCCATAGGTCTCGTAGCGCTTCCAGTTGAAGTCGATCTCGTTGTCGATATTGCCCTTGCGCGGATCACCCCGGGTCGGCGCGTAGATGCGGACCAGGTCGGAAATGTCGTAAGGATCGACATTGGCCAGACCGGAGCGCGCACGCGCTCGGGTGAGATCGATGGCGAGGCGCATAGGTGGCCGAAGCTCACGAGCATCACCGTCACGCGGGCCCTCGCGCAGCCCCTGGATCGGCGGGACCGATTGCGCATCCTCGCCCCAGTCCAGGGCGGACAAGGCGTCATCCATGTTGGCCTCCTACGTGATCGGTGTTATGCGCCCTTCCCGCAGCAGGCGCACGTAATTCTGTGCCCATTCCTTGATCGGAACACCCTGCTCCTCGGCCAGACGCCGCATCTTGGGGGTCACTATGAAGGTCCCATCGGCCCTGGGAAGCCCCTCGCCGCCGCCGCTGCCGGGAGCAGCGCCACGCTCGACCGGTGCCGCCATCGACGGAGCACGCTGCCGCGGAGCTGGTGAATCTCCTGCAGCACCATTTCCACCAGCGCCTGGACCGATGACGTTCTCGATGTAGCTGAAATAGCCGGGCGTATCGACGGCGTGGCCGGCGTCGAGCGCCTGGTCGTGGGCATCGATGGCACTGCGCTTGAGGCTACCATCATCACGGATCAGTTCGCGATGCTTGCGCAGAAACGCCTTTGTGGGCTCGGTGCGGTTGGCAATTGCGCGTTCGAGCGGATCAACCGGCGGCGGTGCTGCCGGCGTCGGGCGCTGCAACGGCTGCTTGTGCTGCTGCGTCATCTGCTCGCGCTGGCCGGCGAGCGCCGCCTTCCTTTCCTCCGCGAGCGAGAGATCGGAATTGAGCTTGCCCATTTTGCGCTGCAACGCCGAGGCGGTCTTGAAATCGCCGTCGGTCATTGCCTGCTCGTGCTGGGCTTGCATCATGTCGAGCTGCTCGGTCAGCGCCACGATCTGGTTGTCGTTGGCCAGCTCGATGGTCGAGACGCCGCGTTGCTCGGCCGCCTGAGCATAGCGGATGGCGTTGTCGCGCTCGGCCAATAGGCGCGCGTTCTCGTTGCTGACACGCAGGCGCTCGGCACGCTCATTGGCGAGATGCGCTTCGAGGTCCTTGAGCCCCACCTGCGGAGCCGCTGGCTTTGCCGACGGCGCCGACACTGGCGGGGGCTTCGCCGGTGCTTTCGCTTGCGGTTTCTCTGCAGCCTTTGGCTCCTCGTCTTCGAGATCGGCGAGGCTTATCTCCTCGTTTTCCTCTTCATCAGCCATGTTCGTGCTCCAGCATCTCAGTAGACCAATCTTGGATCATCCCATTTGGCCATGATCTGAACATCCCGCAGATAGCGGCAATGGACCCGGTGTACGCTGGATTGCCGGGCGTCGTGGATATCCCACTGCACCCAATCACCGATTTCGACATTGCTACCGTGAAAATAGACTCGCAGCGCGGGCTCGTCGACGAAAGCCATGGGGCCCTTGGCGATCACGAGGCCGACCTTGCCCTGCCAGGCGGCCTCGTCATGGCTTTTGTCGGTGCGGTACCACCTCGTTCCGTTCGGCATAATGTCATAGGGCGGCGCGAAGTAGGTCGCGCACAAAATCAGGCTTCCCAGGAGGTGACAGCTCGGGGTCCATAGCGAACAGCGATCGAGCAAAAACTGCTTGGGATCGCGGACATACTCGTCGGCCACTTCCGAATCCGGGTCTTTGCCCCAAGGCGGCTCCGGAGCCTGCTGGATGGTCGAAATCCTTGGAACTTCCAGCATCAGTTGATCCTCGGGGCTGCTTGCTGATGCGATTGCTCATCCGCCGTGTTCATGCGGCGGGCAATTTCGCGCATGATCTTGAGCACCTCCTCGTAGGTGAGAATGCTGCCTTTGGTGAACATGAACGCATCCCAGTTTGCGCAACCGAGCACGGTGCGAAAGAGCCCGGGGACGTCCTGCGTGCCGTTGAGACGGCGCAGGATTTCGCGCTCCAGCTGTTGAGCGAAGTTCAGGTCGTCGCGTTCGAGCATCAAAGCCAATTGTTCTAAAGTTCCGTCTTGTCGGGCACCTTGGCGGCGGTCTTGGTAGCCCGCAGGCGGCCGAGCCCGCTGCCGGCCCCGCCCAGCAATTTACCCGTCACCAGCCCTCCGCGGGCATAACCCTTGCCCTGCTGGTGATAGATGCCGCTGCCGGCGAGGCCCGGATCGGTGCTGTCCTGGTTCTTGGGGGTAAAGCCGCCAGCAGCACGCTTGACGGCACCGCCTGACTTCTTGCGCATAGGTGGCACCTCTGGTTTCGGTCCTTCATGCGGCATTGGCTTGGTATCAAACGGATTGGTAATGCTGCCACCGGTCGCCCGCTTTTTCGTCTTCTCCTCCTTCGCTTCCTCCTCCTTGTACAGCTTCTTGAACAGCTTTTTGTCCTCGGCCTCGTCGCCGTGCTTCTCGGTTTTGCCACCCTTCTTGAAGCCGACGGTCGTACCTGGCGCCGGGCGCGTGCGGTAGGCGGCGAGATTGGCCGGCGTCGGCACCATGAGCGGCTGCGCCGGGCGCGCCGCGCGGCCGGAGATCGTCGGTGGTCCCGGTTGTGCCGGCATCGCGGTAGAGCCTGGGCGCGTCATGCCGAAGAGGCCGCCGCCGACCTGGCGTTTTTTGACCGCGCCGCCACGCTTGCTTGTGTTCGGCATGCTCGATGGCAGCTGGCTCGATGCTAGCGCCTGCTGTGCGGCCATCGGTGGGCCACCAGATTGCTGCATCTCAGCCGCCGCATCGTCGTCGTCGTCCTGCTGCCCGGGCTTCTTGGTCGTGCCGCCGTATTGCCGCCTGCCGACACGGCCGCCGCGCTTGTGCGCCGAGACCGCATCGTCGACCTCGGTCGTCGGCGAATGCGGGAAGCCGCGATAGGCCTTACCCTCGGTTTCGCCGCCGATCTTGCGCTTCTTGACGACGCCGCCGCGCTTCATGCCGGGCGGAGGCATGCCGGCGCCCGGTGCGATCGGCGGCCGCGGCAGCATCGGCGCACCCATCGCCGCCGTCGGTCCCATCGGTCCCATCGGCGCACCCATCATCGGCCGCGGCGGTACGACCGGCGGTACGACCGGCGGTGCACCGGGCGCGATCGGCGGCCGTGTCGGCATTCCACCACCAACGGCTGGGACGCCAACCCCGCGGCCGCCGGCCCCGCCCGGTGCCGCGATCACGATGTTGGTGGTGTGGTGGCCTTTTTTGCTGCTCCTCTTGACGGTGCCGCCGGTGGCCATGCGGTCGGGCCGGCGCCTGCCTTTGCCGCCTGCGATCGTCATCTCACGTTGGGTACCGGCGTTTTTCTTGGGATACGACGTTTTGTCGTACATGCTGGACGAACCCCACGCCTTGCCGGCGGTTGCATTCAAGCGCCTGAGACGGGCCTTTTCGGATGCCTTCGCCTGACCTGCCATCGGATGTGCCATTGCTCTCTCTCCTTAGACCCGTTCTAAAGAATCCTGCCCCCTGGCTGCTGCGGCGGCATCACCGGTCCCGGCCATAGCTGGGCGAAGGTTTGCGCCACCGGCGTCGCCTCCGGATGGACCAGGGCGCCTTCCGCCATCTGCATGCGCTCGTTGGCGAGCTTGGCGGCCTCGATGCGCTCGAGCGAGTCGCGCTGTTCACGATTGTTCTGCAGCTGCATCTGCTGGGTCAAGAACTTCATCTTTTCAGAGAGCAGCTGGAGCTGCCCCTTTTGCTCGATATCCTTGCTGTTCTGCGCCAACTCGGCCATCTTGGTCTGCATGTCGCCCATCGCCTTCATCGCCTTCGGGTCAGCCTGCTGCTGGTTCTGACCGGGCGGAGCGAACAGCTCGTCGACGTTGCCCATTCCGACCATGGTCGCAACCCGGCGAACGACCGCCTGCAGGTTCCACATCTGCGGGTTCATCTGCACCAATTGAACAAGCGCCACTGCCTTCATTACACGAATCGTATGGCTCGGCGTGTTGGGATCGGCGCGCGGCGAGAGCGTACATTCGTTGAGCGCCCTGATGATGTCTTCGCGCTCCCATTGGTTTGCGGGCGTCGCCGAAGGCGACGCACAGAGCAACGCATCAGGGTCCTCGATGAACAGATCGCGTAGCAGCGCAAATTCCTCGGACTGGGCGATGTGCATGCCTTTATGCACAGAATCCAAGACTTTGACGGCTTGGTCCAGCATTGCCAACGTGGTCCCGACCGGCACGTCCTGACGGCCTTCGCCCACCATCAGCTCGGGTGTGCCGCCGACGCGGCGGGCTTCGTCTTCGATGTGTTTGGTGACCTGAACCAACCCCGCCGTGACGTCCTTGTAGGGCAAGGACATGACATTGTTGCCGATGGGCTGGCCACCGGTGTTGATGCGACAGCCGCCGCCGAGGGGGACACGGAAAGTCATCGTGTCCTGCCTGCCCACGGTTTCACTGTAGAGAAAGCCCGGCCAGGACGAGAACCCGGCACTATCGAGCGCCAGCCGCCAGGCAGTGGTGATAGCAGCGGTCGCATTGCCCATGATTTGCAACAACCCGATGCCGTAAAACCCGAGGCCGTCGACGAAGGGGTATTTCACAATCGGCATGCGTTTGAGGTAGCGATCATCGCCCTCGTTCCAGTTGCGCCGCACCTCCATGACGGTCTGGCTGTCTTTATCGATCGCCACCTTGTAGGGCAGCGCGAGTCCGGTGAAATGCCCGTCTTCCTTGTGCTCGAAACCGGCAACGTCAAGCTCGCAATAGCATTCGTAGACGGTGTGCTTGTAATCCTCCGGACGCTGGGTGAAGACGGAGAGCCCGGCGACATCGCGCTCGGCCTGGTCGACTGCATCGGCGTCGGGCGGGATCGGCGGTGTCAAATCGGCGTTGATGTATTGTCCGGAGAGCTGCATGCGCCGCATCACGGACTGTCGCATATGGATACGATGGGTGACGCGCCCGCAGTCGTGCAGCGAGACCTCGTTGTCGGAGACGATGATGTCATCGGCGTCGATCGAGCGCGCCACCGGCCGGCGCCGGATCGGGCAGCGATAGACTTTTTTGAATCCCGAGCCGCCGAAACCCTGCAGGAAGAACATCCTGGTCGAATCGGGATAATACTCGCGATCGACGATGGTCAGATAGCGGTTGAACAGCAACTCCAGGTCTTCGGCCAGGATATCGCGATCGTTGCCCGTGTCCTGCCGCGGCTGCTGCGTCTGCTGCTCCAGAAATTGCCGGCGCGGGGTCTTGGCGGTTGAGGTGTTCTGGATTTTGACCGGGCCGCCGGCGGGCAACAATTCTCCCCGCGCATTGGCCTGATGCCGCATCACGGCGTCGAGCAGGATGGGCGTGCGCACCGTGGTCTGGCCCTCGACCGCGGTGTCGGCGTCGGCGGTGGGCGAGCGCGGGTTTTCGACCTTCAGCGCAAGGTGCTTGATGCCCTGCGCGCGCCGTTCGATCCAATCGCGCCGGGTCTGGATGTCGGCGTCGATGCCGTTGAGCAGGTCGTCGCAGATGCGCGCTAATTCGCGCGCATCGATAAAATCTGCCAGGTTAGCGTCGTGGTTCTTGGCGTTGCCGGTCGGCTCGCGGCTGATCTTCTTGCCGTCGAGACGGATCAGCAGCGCGCCGTCGGCGCGCTCGATGCCCACCTCTTCTACCGGTTGCTCCGCATCCGGTTGGAGGACGATGGTGATGTCCTCGCCGGTATCGGTCGGCGGGATTTGGCCAGCGATGTCGTCCAGGTTGCGGTAATGCTCGGTCGGCGTTACCGGGCCCAATCCCCTACCATTGATCGGCGCACCGTTGGCCATCATCGGCGCCTTATACGTGCTGGACCTGGAGGCCGCCCATATCGGTCAATTCCAGCATTTCGCCCGGTTTGAGCGCGGCGTTGTAGATCGGCAATGTCAACGTCCCGTCGAAGACCTGGACGATGATGCCACAAAGCAGCGCAACATCCTTGTTGCGCACGTGCAGCGTCTTGACATTGCGCTGCGCCGAGCTTGCGGGCGAGCCGACCGCGATCGTGGTCGCCACCGCCGCGATATGGGTGTTGGTGCGTCCCGGCGTGATGGTGACACCCAGCGTGTCGATCCAGGTCGCATGCACGTCGATCGACGCCGCCGCGCTGGTGACGATCTGGAGCTGATCGCTGGTCGAGGTGAGCAGCAGCATTATTTGGCGATCCCATAGAAGTTGAAGGTGCCCCCGGCAATAGTATTGCCGCCGGCAAGGAAGAACTGGATGCCATTGATAGGATTGGCATCGGCGAAATACATGCCAGCCAGACAGAGCCGACAGATACCTTCCACGGGATCGTGGGTAGCGCCGTCGACGACAAATTCCTTGGTCTGTCCAGACGCGGCCGGGAAAGCGACCGACAGGCGGATATTGTTGTTGAGATAGGGCGGCGCACTGGTGATGTTGGTGGAGATAGCAATGGCATTGTCCAATCCCCCATTCTTGATCACGCCGGCGGTGCCATTGGGGGTGTTGAAGCCGCAAAACATGCCGGCCCAGACGTAATCATTGACGCCTTGTTTCCAGGTGGCACCGCCGTCCTCGGAGATGCGCATTCGCAGGCTATCGTTAACGCTCGGGCGCAATGTAAGAATACGGATCAGATATTCGTCGTAGGTGGCGTCAAGGCCAGTGGCAAAATTGATTGTTGCCACCGGCGTGGTGACGACTTGCGAGGAGATGAGAACGGTGCTTCCGGGGCGCGGCGCATTGGCAATCAGGAATCCAATCTCATCGATATATTGCAGCGTGGCTTGGGCGCCGAGCGTGACCTGATGCAGCTGGGCGGCGGTGGCGCCGTCGGTATGTTGCACGGTGACGGTGTTCGCTGCGGCGCCGGCGTTGTAGACCTGCAAGGTTTTGAGGTTGCGATAGGTGCCGCCGGCGGGGGCGAGCACCACATCGGTCGTGGTCGCGGTGGTTACTTGCGTATTCTTGCGGCCGGGCACCACCGTGCCGGCGACGTTGTCGAGATAGCTGGCGTGGACATTGATCGTGCCGGGGCTGGCGGTGACGATCTGCAGCTTGTCGGTGGCGGAGGCAAGAATGAGCATCGGTTGCTAAAGGCCTATGGCGCGCGCGTGCGCGACCCTTGGGGGCGCGCAACCATAGCCTCTAAGCTGGGAGATTCGCTAGGCCTTGTTATCAGCCCCAATGCCCGTGGGCCGGGTACATCGGCGGCGGCGGCTTGTGATACTTGTTGGCTTCCTCCGCATCGAGGTCGTCTTCATCCGGCAGCGTTGCCAGACCGATGGCGCGCAGATGCGCGAGCGCCTGCGACATCGCGTCGGCGAGATCGTCGTGCTGGCCCTTGCCGAGCACCTCGCATTCGCCGATGACTTTGTCGGCCCAGTCCTTGAACACGATTTCCGCACCCACGCCTTCGGCGGGGGCATAGATCAGCCCGCATTCGAACAGGTTCTGCACCGCGTACATGCGCGCGATCTTATCTCCTTCTGGGGAGATAAGTTGCACGCCAAAATCCGCACGATCGAGCGTCTTGGGGTTCTTTGCCAGCCGTTCGGCGATGGTACGGCCGCGCCGGCGCAGCTCCTGGGCGACCGGATAGCCTGACGCTTTGTCCTCGATGAGGACTCGGTCGACCTTGTACTTCTTGGCTGTCTCCTCGATCTTCTTGATCAGCTCGTACAGTTCCAGCCGCTCGCTCCAGCCCCACATCAGAATGAGCCGGCGGTTTTGCCAGATATCTCGACACACGCCGAGAACCACTGCGGCCGAGGGATCGTTCTGCTTCTTCTCGGTCTGCGCGGTATCGAGCGAGAGCACCGTGTAGCTCATGATCGGGAACTTGGGCCAGGGCATCCCAAACTTCCCACATTCGTCGGGCGTGTACGCGCGCCAGTGCTCGCGTTTAATGACGCCACCGCCGCGCGGTGCTGGGCGCTGCTGGTATTGTCCGGCGTAGGCCCAGGAGCCTTTTTCTTTTTCGATGGTGGCGACCGCTTCGGGCGAGAACCGCTCCGGCCACGCCAGGTCGCCGTCTTCGGTGCGCGGATCGGTCCAGCCGAGCGCATTGAAAGGCTCGCGCCCGGCCTCGTATTCCATCGGCACCATTAGGTGGGTGTAGGGCCAGCCCTGTTCGAGGATGAAGCCGGAAATGTCACCTTGATGCACCCGCTGCATGATGATGACGATGGCACTATCGTCAAGATTATTGAGCCGGTCGGTGATCGTTTCGCGAAACCAACGCACAGTATCGGTTCTAACGACATCGCTTTCTGATTTATGAACGTCATGGGGATCGTCGATGACAACCCGATCGCCGCGTTCGCCGGTGCCGATGCCTTTGACCGAGGAGGCGAACTTCGAGCCGGTCTTGTCGTTGGTGATCTTGATTTCGCCTTCCTTTTCGAGCGCGAACTTGTCACCCCATAGCTCCTTGTATTTTTCGCTCATGACGAGCTTGCGGAACTTGGTGTTGTCACGTTCGGTCAACCCGCTGGAGTAGGAGAAGGACACGAAGCGCAGGTGGGGCATACCCATCGGGCCCCATTCCCAGGCTGGCCAGAACACGTTGACCATGAGTGATTTCATGCTGCCGGGCGGGACGTTGACCAATAATCTTGTGATCTTGCCGAAGGTGATGGCTTCGAGGTGTTCGGCGATGGCGTCGAGCAGCCAGCCTTCGACCAGCTTGGTTTCCGGTTCGAGCACGTTCCAGAAATAGCGTACGAAACTTACCAGGCCTTCCGGCCGGGCCTGGAGCGCGCGCTCACGCCGCACGCGGATTTCGTCCTGCAGCGCCTGCAGCGAGGCTTGCGCCACCTCGGGTGCGACCAGCTTCTCAAGCTCAGTCTTTTTTCGCCGTCCCACTTTGCACCCCTGCAGCCGCAAGCAGCTGCATCCGCATCCAGCTTGACAGCTTGAGCCCCATCTTATCTGCGTGCCGTTGGAATTTGATGCGCTCTTTTGCTGTCACCCGCAGCATGATGGCGACGTCGCGATTTTCCGGTTTTTGCCTGGCCATGATCTTGCCAGCCTATAGCGCAGCGTTTACAAACGCAACATGCCCAACCACAGCCACAGCGAGCGCGCCGACCTCTATGCCGAGGAGGCCACGGCGCTAAAGGCCGAGATTACCGATCTCTACGTCAAGCTGCGCCGACAAGTTGAGGACAACCAATACCTCGAAATAGAGATCGAAAAACACGCCAATGTCCATGCCGAGAACATCATACTGATGGACAAGATGCGCCGCGAGGGTGCGCTGATCGTACATGCGCTCGATCGCGCCTTCCAGCTGACCGAGGTGCTGATGGCGTTCTGGCCGGCGGGCGTGCCGATGCATCCATCGGTGGTATCCTGCAAGGCCCAGCTCGACGAGGCCATGCGCAAGATCATCAGGCCCAGCGGAGCAAAACCATGACAAACGAGACGGGCTCTCAGCTGGTGGCGATCGCCGTCGACAGCGAACTGGCGGCCGACAATCCTGAGCGGCTCAAGGTCGCGCTCAAGATCGCCGGCGCCAACATCGCCGAGCTGAACGATAAATGCGCGGCACTGGTCGTGACGCTCAACAGCGCGCTCCTCCTGATCGACCTCATGATCAACGACATGCGGCAGGCCAACATCACGCCGTCGGTGGCCATCGTCGTCGAAAAGGCCAGGCTCGATCAGGCCATGCGCAAATTGCTGCGAAAGGAGAACTGATGGCGCGAAAACTGAAAAGCCCGTATTTCGTCAAGGCCGAGCTGCGCAAGGACGGCACGGTGTTTCTGACCGACGACGACGGCGAGGTTTTCATCGTCGAGATGCGCCGCGACCAGGAATGGCCGATGCTGTCGAGCCGGGTGCGCCCGCGCGAAATGCGCGCCACAATAGAGAAGATGGCACGGGAACAATGGCCGAAGCCGCCGCCGCCCGCACCGACCAAGCCGCGGCTGGTGAGCTAGGCGGCCTTGTCCTTGGGCTTGCCGGGAGCCGTCGTCGCTTCCTTTTCTTCGGCCGGACCGGCAAGGTCCTGCTGCATCATCGACGGTGACGGCGATACCCCTCCGGTCAGGCGGATGTTGGTCCACATCGCCTCGCAGAACGCCGTCGACGGCTTGAAGCTGCGGTCGCAGAACAGCACGCCTAATACCGCGCTGCCAACCCCGGCGGCGCTGAGCACAAACAAGTCAAAGTGCGTGCCATCCGGAACATTGACCACGATCGCCGCCTGCGGCGTCGCCGACGTGGCATTGGCGTAATAGCGCAATACACTCCCGACCACCGGCGTCGTCATCGATCTCGGCATGAGAGCCTCCTATCCGTGCTCAAAAAGATTGATCCTTCCCAATCATAACATAAAAATCAACGCGGAAAGCCGCTGTGGTGCGGTGTCAAAACCTGCGGCCTTGTCGGGCGGCCACGCCCTATCCGCGTCGATTGGCGCGATATTACTTCGACGGAACTGGGTGCGGCACGTTCGGCACACCAACGACAACCCATCCGGTATTGGGCGACCAGCCTACTTTCCATTCGACTAGCGGCTCCCTGTCACCACCGCCGCCTGTTCCCGGCGGAATGTAGATCGGCGGCGTCGGGAACGGCTCATTGCCACCACCCCAAATGCCCAGCGGCGGTACCGGTGGCAGCACAATCGGATGCGTCGGTACCCCTGGTGCGATCGCATCCGGAGGGATTACGATGGGATGCTCGGGGCGACCAGGTGGCGGCAACACGATCGGATGCGCGGGCACGCCGGGCGCAATTGCCTCGGGCGGAATCACGATCGGGTGGGCCGGATAAACCGGGATATAGATCGGATGCGTTGGCACACCTGGGGCAATAGCATCCGGCGGGATCACGATCGGGTGGGCAGGAACAGGCGGCGCCCCTCCGGGGCCTCCGGGCGCGATCGGCGGCATCACCCAGGGCGGCAATGCGCCGGGACCACCCCAAATGCCGGGCGGCGGACCTCCCGGGGCAATGGGATGTGAGGGGAACGGACCTCCGGGCATCGGACCGCCGCCGACGCCGACCTCCGTGTAAGTCATCGTGCCTATGATCGTGACTGGAATAGAAGCCATTTTTCATCCTCCGAGGATTTGGTTGAAGCTCGCGACGCGACAATACCAAGCTACCGCGAAACATTTACGAAACGCAACACAACATTCGTCAATTCGTCACGGCACCGCTGCGTTGAACACCTTCGCCACCGCCTTCTCCACCATATCCAACGCCTCGGCACGGGTGATCGCCGGGGTAACTTTCACGATCATCGCAACCATCTCCTGCATGGTCTTCGGCAGCATGGCGTGGTTGATCTCGCCGGTCAGCCGCTCGATCTCGGCTTCCGCGGCATCCGTCTTGCGCATTTGGATTTCATAATCAGCTTTTAGCCGCTCGATCTCGCTCTCCAGCTTAACGATCTTGGTCTCGGCCCGGTCAAGCTCGCCAGCCAAACGAGCAATATAGCTGTCGCTCACGGCCGATAACCCTCCAGCACCTTGGCCCGGCGTTCGGCCCGGCTCTCCGCCGTACAGTGCTTGGCCGGATTGACCGCGCCGCAATAATCACGATCCAGCGACATCTCACAGCCCAAGCAGATGAAACGCGCCAAATAACGCCGCTCAAGCGCAGTCATGATAGGCATCATTTCCCGTGAAACCTGCACCCGCAACGCATGATCCCTCAAAGCTTGCCGCCGCCGCGCCTTCTTCGCCGCCAAAACCCGGCGCGCAAGCTCCGCCTCCCGCGACCTCCTCACCAACCGCTTAGCCATCGCAGCAACCCCCTCACCAGCCATACAAATCACGCCGCCGCTCACGCATCCGAGCGACCAAAAGCCCCAGCAAATACTCGTTCACAGCCTCCACCACTTCGATGTAATGCTCGAGCGGCCACACCGGCACAGCCTCGGAAATAGCCTCCGCACGCAACCGTAAAGCCTGATCAGATACCGACGGATAAGGCCCCGCACACAAATACCGCAGCCGAGCCTGATGATTTGAAGCCATGGAAATCCCCCTCTGTAAAATCTGCGGTCAACGCCACTGGACCCGCATCTGCCCAGGCATCACCCCCTCACACGGCTCCCCGCGCGCCGATACCTCCCGCGGCCTCACCCCACCACCAACCAAACGCCGCGCCCCCTTAATCCCAGAGCGCGTCACAAAAAATCCTCCCATATCCATCACGAAAACTCCAAAGCCCCCCACACCAAATCCCACAATTTCCGTGATGAAGGACCCGCGTCCAAAAAAGGCCACCCGTCCCAGAGGTCGACCCCCCTCCCCAACAAAACTCTCAAACGCCGAACGCGCCCGTAACTACCGCGCCCGCAAAAAAGCCCGCGCAGCTAACCCCCTAGGTTAGCCGTACGTCCTAATACTACGAAAATCCCAGCAATCCCAACCTATTAGGTGGTCAGAACGAAAACAGGCCAGGTATCATCTGAACAAGTTGTCCCAATTGTCCCAATTGTCCCAGTTGTCCAAACTGTACAAGTCGTCCAAATTGTACAAACTGTACAAACTGTACAAATGAAAAATCCCCAGCAAAAATAATTACTTAGATGGTCGGAGCAGAAAAGAACACACCGTCTTCGGACGTCCACAGCAAACTAGCATATAACGCAATCATATCAGTACCTTACCTCCTCAGAACGAAAAAATGGCGGGCATTTGGGGGAGGGGCCGAGGGCAAAAAAAGTTTTTTCGTCCGCCCCCCTCCCCCCCCTCGCCGGGCCCCGCGGGGGCGCATGACCAGGCCATGGGCGCTCGTGCCAAAAGCGCTAATGGCGAATCGCAAAAATGCGATAAAACTGTGGGATAGGCAGTATGTCTACTTACATAACCACAGCAATGCCAACGGCTTAGTCATTCGGCCCCATTGCTGGGAAGTAGGGGGGAAGCCACCTTGCGTTTCCGCGGTGCCGGCAATGCCGTCGTCTGGTGCTCGATCACCTTCGCCGCAGCCCCGGCATCGCGCGCGGCCAGCATGTTCTGGATAGCCTCGATCGCGGCCTCGATCTGTTCGTCGGTCATGCTCTTGATGATGTTGGTGTGTGAAACCTCCAACTCACGCGGGACCAGGAGCACCAATAGCTTAAGGAATATCGCTGGTTGCTGCTTCATCACCTTGTCAATGGCTTTCCTTCCACCGAGCCGGAAGGCTCGGTGCATCTCGCGGATCGTGTCGGTGTTTAGCTCACGACGCGCCCGACCAGCATCACCACCGGGATGGCCTGAATGCCCCTTAACGAATGTACCTTTTGGGGTTCGTTGTGGCTTCCATGGTGTTATTGGGGTTGGGGTGGCCATGGGATGAGTGTAGGCCATTTAGTTGAGGGATGGAGAGTTGTTAGATCGCGGCCTTGTCAGAGGTCACCGCTGAGGCGTAGCGCGGCCTTCTGTGGCTGGCGGGATGTCATGGCCTGCGCTCTGCGCGCGTTTCAACGAAGGGTGTGCGCGCTGAAACATAGGGCGGACTGAGCGCATTGGAGGTGCTGGGCCCCCACTTGGCATCGCCGCTATATTCCGCAGTCACCGCAGCTGCGGGCATGGCGGCTACGATCATGCTGGCATCGACGACCACCGTCGCAACGACCTTGGTGCCATCCTTGAACGTGATCGTGCCAGTGGGCGCCGGGCCGCCGCCTTGTTCGCCTTCGACGGTGGCGGTGAATACCACTTGATTGGCAGCCGCATCGTCGGCAGCCGCGAGTGTGGTAACGCTCGGCTTCGGCTTAGGCGCTTTGATGCTTGTTGCCATCGCTTTTGCTCTCGGTTTTGACTTTGCTTTCGGCTTTGATCTGATTGCCAGCATTAACAATCTCGGCACGCAGCGCAAGGATGTGCCGCTCCCACTCGTGCATTTCGCCGCGCTGTCCGCGCTCACGCTCGATCTCCATTCGCAGCTCCTCACCTATACGCCGGCCGGCCGTGCGTGCCCAGGCGAGCGTTTCATCTCTCGTCCTGAGCGCGCGCCAGCGCGGATGCACGAATACGCGAGCGGCACCGTCGGGACCGCGGCCGCAGACGTCACAGATCATCGATGGTCCGCCGATCGCGCGCTCGTGCCAGTGCGGCATCGCATCACCACCCGGGCACCATCCAGAACGAGGCCGAGCACCAGTGCCACTTGCCATAGCCCACGACGCTGACGGGACACAGACCATAGGGTAGGTCAGCATCCGAGTGATCGAGGCTCACGAAGCAGTAATCGCCCCGGTGATAAAACTTGGCCGACATCACAACTCCCTCGCACCAATTGCCCAACCACGATCGTCCATCCTCGCAAACCAAACAACCAGGCAGTCACGATGTATCGGTACGCCATCGACGGGCGCCCCCTCGAACGTCGCCCGATCGAACAAGCCGCCGGCCTGACCACAATGCCGGCAGACCTGTGTCGAGAACCATTTTGCGTTCGATGTCCACTGACCACCCTTTGTAGTCATATCGCTGCCGGACCTCTTACTTGCTTCTTCTTCCTTCGCTTTCTTGGTAGTCCACTGTTTGGGGCAGCAACCCCCTACCCCCTTTTTGCCCCACGCTGCCGATGAGACGTGTGAGTGCATTGCGCCGCGGCGGGCGCTCAGAGGCTGGGATTGCTGAAGCGTTCCTCCTTGAACGCCCACTGCTCGGGCCCTATTGTTAGAGCGCGCCCCGAGACCGGCTGGCGACCGGCATACCGCGCGCTTTCGATTGGTAGATCAGGCCAACCGACTGTTGCGCATCAGCGCTAGATGGGATATGGAAGGAATACTGTCGTAGTCCCAAATGCGATCCCATCTAATCCCATCTAGCGGGCCCCATAGCGCAAGCTCTGGGGCCTTTTGTTGTGGGCGCTCAATAGCTTAACAGGCAAGCCGGTACCCGCCCAACCTCATCATCGCAGCACTGCGCGCTGATTCGTGCAAGCGCAAAGCGCGCTCGCTCCCCGATATTCTTAGCTCTGTTGATATCGATGATGTGCTGCAGCCTCGCGAGGCGCTCGCATTTGCGCTGGCGCGCCTACGTCTGTTTCTTTCTAACGATCCATCGTTCGCTGCAGGCCTCACACAGTGAGATCGCCGAACCGTCGTCCGCCCAAAACATCAGCGGCACATCGTCGTCGGGAATGTAAGCGTGGCAATAAGCACAGAACGACCGCACCGGACTGTCGGGCTTGCCCCATGCCAGGCGGCCCCAATCGAAGCCGGCTTTCATGCGCAGACGCATGTCTCATCCTAATCCGAAATCGTTGCAGGCGCGACGATTGGCGCGACAATTATTGGTTGCTAAAGGCAACCATCCCGCTTCGGACCTATTGCGCACCATGTCGCAGGCTATCTAAAGAATTATCCACATGGCATATTGACAGTGACAGAGCGTCATGCTTTGTATGGTTTCCCAAGCAAAGGAGACCGATATGTGTATCGACTGCAACGTGATCCGCACCATCGTCCTGGAACGCGACGTCCAAGCCAAGTGCTGGACCGGACGCTTTTCCGGCTTCGGGCAATTCCCCGTTTGCCCGCTGCCTCTGCCCTTCCCCACCGACTGTGATCTGTTCGCCGTCGCCTACGCGCTGCGCGATCGGCACGGCCCCGTCGCCATCATCAATCAAGAGCCCAACGGCCGGCGCTATGCCGTGTCGTTCGTGGTGTGAGGAGGCTCGCATGCGCAAGATGACCAAGCCCGAGCGGATGGTGTGGAACCGCACGCATCCAGATTATCGCTGCCGCATCGGCGGCGTGCCCTACGTGCTGGAAATGAACCTCGAGAACGGCGCCACCGAATTGGTGCCGCTGGAGAGCTCACGCAAGGTGAGACAGCAGGGCGAAACCGCGCGCTAACGCGCGGTCGTGCCGTAAGCGGCACCTGATGAGCCCAACACAGGAGACTGAGATGTCTAACCCGAAGCTTTCCCTCGACGTCGCCAGCCCGATCGAAGTGGCCCGCGTGCTGCGCGAGGCCGCCGACACGTTCGGCAGCGATGCGCTCGGCCTCGAAGCCTCATGGCAGGAGTGTGGCCCAGGTCGCGTGTGGATGCGAATCGCTCGTGAGCTGGATCGTGCCGCGATGCGCTGCGAGCAGATCACCAATCAGGAGGGCTGGCGATGAGCAAGCGCGTTATCGGCAACTACCGCATCGTGCGCTGGCACCCGCTCTCGCCGGTCGGCATCCCCGGTTGGTTTGTCATCCCGAAGAACGGCACCGTGTTTGATCATCTCAGCAAGCATGCCTCTTTTCGTGACGCCGTCGCTGCAGCAAAGCGATACACCGAAGGCGACAAACGGAGGGCGCGATGATCCGCGGCATCTACATCAGCGCGCCGTTTGCTGGGTGCATTTACGTGGCCGAGCGCTCGCGCAAAGGCAGCAGCAAGTTGCTGTGGTCCGTCATGCCAGCGCACGATGGTCCTGACGTTCGCATTGAAGCTGGCAACGTGCCCTACCGCATCCGCCGGCAGGGCTACCGACATCTAGGAGACTGACATGCCCCAGCCTTTGGACATTGTTGCAGCGCTCGGTTGGTGGGAAGGCCACGACAACGTGCCCGACGAGCTGAGCGATCTGATCGCGGTCGCGTGCGACGAGATACGCAGCTTGCGCGCTGAGCTTGAACAAGTACGCAAGGATATCGAGGCGATGGAGCCGAAGTTTTGACGTAGCGGCGACAGCGTGTCATGATAGCGAACCGCAACCAAGGAGACTGACATGAAAACCGCCATCGTTGCCATCGCCATGCTGCTTTCAACCCCGGCATGGGCGCAATTCAATTCTCCGCGCTTCAATCCTGGTAATCCTTCGGGGGCGCCTACCGCCAACGATATGCTGCAAGGCATGTTCCAATACGAGCAGCAGCGTCAATGGCGCGAAGACATTGAGGAGCAGGAACGTCTGCGAGCATCGCGAAGATACTGGCGTCACCAAGAACGCATGTTCGAGCTTCGGAGACGAGGCTACGACTACGATGACGAGGAGGACTGATCATGGCAACACGAGCAACAGCAGGACTCAGTCAGGCCGAGCGCGACCTGCAGAAATACGCGACCGGCAAGGCCTACAAGCTCATGCAAGATGTCGCGCAATTTGCCGATATCATCGAGCTAACGACAAGCGACGCTTGGTCTTGCGTCGGCTCGACATTTCTGCGGCTGGCTGCAACCATCGCAGTCAATTCCAATGTCTCCAGAGATTGGTGGCTGCAAACGTGCGCTGCGACTTATGACTGCTGCGACGAGGTCAAGGAGATAGTGGGATGATGCCAAAGCGAATTGAAGTAAAGATAGATCGCAATCATAGAGCTTCACAAAAGACCAACACGGAATTAGCCCGCGAATTTGGCGTAACACGCGCGGCTATCCGTTTCATCCGTCAGCGCATCAATTGGAGGCACATTTGACGCCTTCTCAATATCGCGCCGCGCGCACCGAATTAGGCTGGGGCCACCTCAAGGTCGCCCAGGTGCTGGGTGTAGACGAGCGCACAGTGTTTCGCTACCAGGCCGGCAAGACCGGAATCCCCGAACCGGCTGCGCGTTTGCTGCGCCTGCTGGTACGGCTGCACCTGACTATTCCCGACTACAAATTCAATAACATCGTCGAGGAGTTGGACCGTGGCCAAAGTCAATCTGCTCGCCGAACTTGAACGCATCGCCGGCGAACTAGACCGCCATGCCAGCGATCTACAACTGCTGCGCCGTCAGGTTTTCAGCTTGGTCATGGCACTCAAGAAGGCCGACCACGACCATGAGACCGGCATCGGCCGCATGCTGGGAGACATCCCATGACCGCCGTCATCAAATGACAGAGCTTCGGCCGTATCAGGAAGAAGCACTTGCCAGTATCCGCGACACCCTTGGTCAAGGTGTGCGCCGGCTCGTGGTGCAAGCTCCTACCGGTTCAGGCAAGACGCTCCTGGCGGCCGCCATGGTCGAGGGCGCCCGGCGCAAGGGCAACCGACTGGTATTCGTCGTGCCGGCGCTCATGCTGATCGATCAAACCGTGGAAATGTTCTATGCCGAGGGCATCCGCGACATTGGCGTCATCCAGGCCAACCACGTCATGACCAACTGGGCTCTCCCCGTCCAGGTGGCGAGCATCCAGACGATCCGATCGCGCGGCACTTACCCCGAGGCCAAACTCGTGGTGGTCGATGAATGCCACCAGCTCCATCAGCAGCACGCGAAATGGATGGGGCATTTCGACAAGGAGACCGGCGCGCTGACGGGTTGCACCGACGGCTGGGACAAGGTGCCGTTCATCGGGCTTAGCGCGACGCCATGGACGAAAGGTCTCGGACGCTATTTCGAAAGCCTGCTGGTGATGAGCACGACGGCCGATCTGATTGAGCTGGGCTTTCTGTCCAAGTTCAAGGTGTACGCCGCTGACCACCCGGACTTGTCTTCGGTCAAGACCGTGGCCGGCGACTACCACGAGGGGCAATTGTCCAATGTCATGAGCCAATCGCCCCTCGTTGCCAATGTTGTGGAGACCTGGCGCAAACTATGGAACAAGGACAAAACGCTGCTGTTCGCGGTCGACTGCGCCCACGCGCAAACGCTGCGTGATCGGTTCGTCGAGGCCGGCATCGCTTGCGGCTATCAGGACGCTAATACGCCAAGCCACGAGCGCGCCGCGCTGAAACGCGCGTTCCACAACGGCGAGCTTAAGGTGATCGCAAACATCGGCACATTAACGACTGGCGTCGACTGGGATGTGCGTTGCCTGCAGCTAGCACGCCCGACAAAGTCAGAGATGCTGTTCGTGCAGATCATCGGCCGATGCCTGCGTACCGCCGAGGGTAAAGACTACGCGCTGATTCTCGATCACACCGATACGACCGCGCGTCTTGGTTTTGTCACGAGCATCCACCACGAGTGCCTCAACGGCAGCCGCTTTGATGAAGAGAAAGAAAAGGTCGAGCGCAGTCCACCGTTGCCGAAGCCTTGCCCGCAGTGCGCCTATCTGATTCCAGTTGGCTGCAAGAAATGCCCCGAATGCGGGTTCGAACGCAAGACAGTGAGCAGCATCTATGAGCGCGAGGGCGAGCTGCAGGAACTCGACGGACGTCCACAAGGCAAGCGCCGCAATCCCGAGCTTTTTCCATATACCTACGCAGAGAAGCGCGCGTTCTATCTGCAACTCAAGGCTTTTGCGTTAACGAAGCCGCATTACAGACCAGGATGGCCTGATGTAACTTTTCGCGAGAAATTCGGGGGACAATGGCCGCCTTGGTCGTGGAAGCAGCTGCCGCCGGCGCCCGAGGTTGGGGCCGAGGTCAATCAATATATCCGCAGCAGATTCATCGCTTGGGCCAACGATCCGCGCAATCCCAATCGGAAGCAAGCATGACCAACGACACTCCGATCAGAATGCGAGAATATTGGGTCTATCGTCACTGGGTCGAGGCTGGCGAAGATTTTTGGTTGGTGGAATTTAATGATGGTTGGGGCGAAGTGCGCAGCGCAAACAGCATCTTGATCCACGTGCCTCCAGAGCTTATGAGACTACTGAAAGATGCGGACATCCGACGCACATTACGCGATCAAGCTCCTCCAAATGGAGGGCTTTAGCGCAACCGAAGCGCTGCAGCTGCTCGGGCTGCGCGATCTGCGCGGCTGCGCCTGCTGGGATTGCGTGATCGCGCTCAACAAAGCGACACGGGAAAACCTGCGCAAGCAACTTGCGACTCAGCGTGGCTAGCTTTACATGTCTGGCTACCTCGTGCGGAGGTAGCTATGCGGTTCCACCTCGCCGGACAGGCTCAGTACTGTCGCAAGCGCGCTGCGCGTTGCCGTGAGCTGCGGCTGCGCGACATGGAGCAGCATTGGCTCGAGTTGGCCGAGAGCTATGAATTGGCCGAGAAGATCAGCGGCTTCCTGCAGTGGAACGCGCAGCGACTGGCGCCGCCGGAGGCTTTCAGCTATAATGAGCGCGTGAAGGTATGAAACCAACCTGTCAGTCTTCTTTGATTGGGCAACGGCCCGTCTCTGGTTGGGGCGGGCCGTTTCACGGAGGCAACCCATGCGCGTCGAGATGACGGTTCCGTTGACGGTTGAGATGGTGGTTTCCTGGTTACGCCGGCAAGAGCCGGACGAGGAATACATCTGGTCAGACCCGGTGTTTTGCTTGATGGGCCGATACCTGGCTGATCACGGGTCGAGCTGGGGAGCGGTCGACTATCGCGCCTTGCCGCACTACGAGGAGATCGCGCAGGCCAAACCGTGGACATATGGAGCGGCGTTAGAACGGGCAGAGCGATTGGCTTTGCCGCCGCCGGTCCCACAGATCGCGCCGCCGGTTCCGCAGATCGCTTCAGCGTCGCGCGAATTGGTGGTGGTGGATTAAAACAGGTGCGGCCGGACAGGGGCCCGGCCGCACCTCACGCCACCACTGACACAACACAACGACGGGACATCGATGGGAGGGTGGTGGCAGTGATTAGTATTGACGCGGCATACGCAGAATTTCTACGTAACAAGGCACGAAACTAGCGTATCCGCATTCACTGGAAGCTTTGCTGACCGCTACTGCATTCTGAATGCATAATGTCACCAGCGCACCAGCGATGATTGTCAGCACTATTTTGCTATACGTGTTCATGCCGCCTCCTCCTTCTTGGCTTTGTCCAGCTTCTGAACAGTTGCGATCTCCTGCTCGACATCTTCCCTGAACTCGTCTCGGATCGTTGTCAGAGCTGCTGCCGCTTTGCGATTTCGTTTGGTCGCACGCAAGATCGCATCAGCCTGGCCGGCCGCCACTTCACGAATATCGTTGGCGAGACGCTGGCAATCGGCCGCAAGCTTCGTCGCCTCCAACTGTACCTCGGCGCCGCAGCGTTCGATATGGACAGCCGCCGCCTCCGCAAACTTCAGTAGCGGCTCGGCGCTGAGGTTGCCGAAGTCCTCGACCACGGGTGCCTCGCTTGTCGGCGCCTCGCCCGTCGCTTCTCGCGTTTGTTGCACTGCGCGAGCAACAGCATGATAAGCTTCCTTGTCGTCCAGCATCGCGTCGTCCTCCTGTTAAAAAAACAGCCATTTGACAAACGCAACGAATGCCCAAATCTGAAGCGCCGTCAAACCAAGATAAACCAGCATCGTTGGATGGATCATCGCACCGTCCCTCCGTTAGCGAAACGCAACACTTTGCAGATGGCGGATTTGTGGCAGATGCGTCATCATTGCTTCCGCGTCGCCTTGGTAAGGCCTTCGAGGATCAGCTTCTCATTGCGCGGGATCAGCCTGCGAACCTGCGCGATGTGCGCCGTGAGTAGCGCCTCGCGCATCTTGTCCGTTTCCTCGGGATTGTCCGCAAGATAGTGGCCAGCCAAGAACATAGACAGCAGATCAGCCAGCACTGCGCCTTGGATATACGTATGATGCCCCTTCAAAGCTGCAGCCATGAGATTGAGCAGCTCCGTCGTCTCGGCAGCAAATTCAGTCACCTTCATAGGTTGCACCTGTAACCAAATCCAAAAATAAACTCTAGCATGATATGCACGTATAGCCTAGCGTGTGAGGCGCCGGTTTCGGAGGAAAACGGCAAACACCCCCAGAGGCAGAATGGCAACAAGCCTACGCCTCGTCTCCTTGCAGGAGCTAGAATGAATGTAAAATCTCTGCTGCTTGCTACCGCCTTGGCCTCGGTCGCGTTCGCGCCCGCCGCTCAGGCTGATCTCATGATTGCCGAGAGCACGTTTGCCGATCTTGGGGCAACCGGTTTTGGCAATGCACCCCGTCTTCTGACGTTGCAAAACAACGGCTTCGAGGCGGGCGGCACGGTTGCTGGTGCAGGAGGGACAACCCTCTTTACCGGCCCCACAGGAACGGCTTGCACCGCAGCAACTTGCCCGGTGCATCAACCGAGCACCGGCACCAATGAAAGCCTGGTGGTGAGCCTCAATTCCTTGGGCTGGACCAGCGGCGCGAATGTCGGCATCGGCCTCGATACCAACGAGACTGGTAACGTGGTCGGTCTCACATTTGATACATTGGTGTTGAAAATCTACAACTCAGCGGGCGTTGTCCTCGGAACCTTCTCCGGCGACGGCCCGGTCAACATCACCGCTGCCCAACTGGCTCAACAGCAAGGCAACGGCAATTCCGTGTTCGACATCGTACTGAGTGCTGCTGAGCGGACCACGTTCAACAGCATCATCGCTGCGAATGGTGGCAACGCTAATGGTCTGTTCGAGGGCTTGTCAGCCTCGTTCGGTTGTCCAAGCACCATCAGCCCTTGCTTGCCGTCCACGGACGGGGCGGAAAGCTTCCTGGGCTTCAACCAGGCAGCGGTCCCCGGTCCAATCGCCGGTGCTGGTCTGCCGGGATTGGTCGGTCTCCTGTTGCTAGGCTTTGCGCGTCTGCGCCAGAAGCGTTTCTGGTGGGCGCGCATGGCGCAGGCTTCGGCCTAACAAGAATTACCGCTGCGACTATCCTGCCGCAGCGGTCTTTTATGGAAAGGAAGGAAAATACAAATGCGACTGCTAATCGGGACGCGGGTTAAATCCGACAGGCTCAGTACGGGTACAATCATCTATCCATCGCACCGTCTATTGAACACCGACTGGCCGCACGAGAACACCGATGTTGCCGTCGCTTGGGATCATCCCGTCGGCAGCGAAAGCTGGATTGATCCTAAACGCTTGTTCATAGTCCAATGACGAACCACATAGTGATAGCGATAAAAAAAGCCACCCATCATAAAACACTGTTGATGGCGAGACGAGCATTTGACCGATTTGTTTGGCTGAAGCTCACGTTTTTGTATGTCGGCCTACTAATCAGCGCCATGTGTGTCGCATGGGTAGCGCGAGTAGTAGCCGAAGGAATTGGATTAAAATGACAAAGATGAGCGCGTGGGAATGGCTCGCCATCCTCGCAACTATTGGCGCGCTCATCTATTACTTCTCGGTCGACTTCAGCTGGCAGAGCGCGCTGCTCGCAGCCTTCATGATCACCGCAGGATTTCTTTCTGCCGACATGCTCTACGGCTTATGGTTCGGACGCAGGTAACGGCAGGACATCGAGGGACTCAAGAGCCGAGCGCGGCACAAAATAACATGGCGGCCGGCCCAAAGAGCCCTCACGCTTCCATTCATCGCGTTTGCCGTTTTCACCCAAAATCCACCCACAAATAATGAAGTCAGGCACGAAACTTAAAACCGAGATGTAAATCCGGTCGTCACGATCCTTCGGACGCAGAATCATGTCATCGAGTCGCCGGCTAGTGTTAGTGCGAGCTTGGTAAGGCCCCACATCATCAGACATTGGATCGCCGATAGTGGCGGACCAATAGACGCCAAGATGCTTGGCAATTGCCATTTCCCCAGCCGCGCCCTCAATGTTTGCAGTCCAAGTATCATCGAGCCCTCGGGCCGCACCAGGTTGCCATTTGCCGCGTAGGCTTTGAACATTCCGCATGCAGCCAACTTGCGCGGCAATCAACACCTCAGTCCATGTCAGTCGTATATTAATGTTGTCGCTCATTTGCTCGCCTCCCGATGTAGCCAGCCGATTTCGGGCTTGCCGACATAGCTGCGCTCGAAGATTAGCCAACAGAAATCCTGCGTGCCGCCACCTGGCTTATTGCCGGCAGCGATCCATGATCCCGGCGGCATCGACGGCCGCGGCGTCAATAACCAGATGCGCCGCAGTGGCAAATCCTGCAACCAGTGAGCTGCGTTGAGCCGACGCACAAGGCAGATCATTGCAACTTTCATTGCGCCCAGCTCCAGCACACGTTCGCAAAATTCTTGCACGTGATCGAACGGCGGATTGCAAACGACGCTGCCACGCAAGCGACCCTGCCAGGTCAAGAAATCGCGTTTGTAGAAATTACTAAGCCCATGACGACGGCGATTAACAACATCGGTGCCAAAAACTTGATAGCCCGCGTCTTTGGCCTCTTTTAGAATAGTACCCCAGCCACAGGCAGGGTCATAGATGAAGGCGCTAAAACTCTCGACCTCAAACAGCCGGCGCGAGACCCAGGCGGGCTCTACGTAATGTCCGCATTTTTCTTTGTCGAAGATATGTGCGCGCCGCTTTCGAGGCTGATGACCTGGTCGACGCATCGCCGCATGATCTCTCTGGCAAACTGGAATCCTAACTCGCGCGACAGCACGATCCACTTGACATCCTTGCCGAAGTCGATCCGTACATTACCGTTCGGCAACGACGAGATCGCGCACGTCAGCTCGCCCTCATCATCGGCACTGATCTTATCGTCAGGAAACTTACCGGTCGCGCCGAGCTTCATGTCGCTGCTCTTCCAGCTCCAGTAATGCCAGCTCGATGCCGCGGGCAATTATGTCGGTCTGTGACGGGCCCGATGGCGGCCATTGGCGTCTACCCTGCGTCATGCGGCGCAGCCGCTTAAGTAGTTGCATCGGTAACCGAAAGGAAACTTGGGCCCGGTTTCTTTCTGCTTGATTGGTCATAGCATTGCTTGTATAGCAAGGAGAATCATGCGGCGCAAGCACATCAGCTGGAAAACAAAATATGCGTCAGCATTGCTGGCCCTTGATGATATTCCTTACATCCATGCCACCAAGATGGCTGAGGACCACATCATCAGCCTCTATCACATCGACCATAACATCCTGCATGAGACGGGCCATCCCGATCGGAACAAGTTCTGGAATTTGACACCGCGGCTGATCGCGGAGCACCGGGCCAAGACCAAGCGAGACGTCAAGATCGTCGCCAAGGGACGGCGCATCCGTGGGGGCAAGCTGTTGAGCGAATGGTTAAAACTTCCGGCAGCAGTCGCTGTTGTCGAAGGCATCAAACAACACAAGCGCAAGCTGCGCTCGCGCGGTTTCGACAAGACGCGCAGACGCAAGATGGATGGGACGGTAGCGAAGCGATGAGAAAAATGGTTACCGCAGAGCAGATGGAAAGAGAAGAGAAAAGGCTCGAAGGGCTTCAGCAGCGCTTCCGTGATGCTCAGTGGGAAATCTGCTCAGAGCCGAGCGCCGCAGAAGCCACCGTCGCAGTGCTGATGGATATCCGCTCACAGCTCAAGCATATGAATCTGCTGCTAACGGAAATGCGTGACTGGACGCAAAGCTGCTGCGGGCATGTCAGTCGGATTCGCGAATTTATAGGTGATCTCAAGCACCAGAACGCCCGCGATCTCGAAATCATCCGCAACAGCACCGTTCGTCACGGTGTGGTCGTGAGCGAGGTCGGGCATGCCCAGGTTGAACTGATGAAGGAGCTTGTAGCGTACACCAAAAAGAAGGTGCGCAAACATGACCGCAAAAAAGGGGTATTCCGGCAAAAACGAAAAGCTCGATCTCGCCGACGGCCGGCCGGTCGACAAGGGCGACATGCTGGACGCACTACGTAAGGCACACCCAGAAAGAGCGGCACCAGAGCCCGAAAAGAAAGACGAGCAAACCAATGGATGATTGGTCTTGGTGGATGGACAAGCTTGCCGGCAAGCCGGTGGAGGCGAACCCGGATTCGCCACGCTGGGGATTTTACCGTCAGTCCTACAAGGCGGTCTATGGTGGGCGTAAAACATTCACACCTGTCGCATATTATCCTGATGCCGATACCGGTGAGATGCGCTGCCGCATTGGCGATGAGGACATCAGTGGTGACTCGATCAGGGCAACGAGAATGTGGAACCATGTCCACAACAACCCTGTCACCTTCGAGGCTTTCAACGACGTAGCCGAGAAGGGCGCGCTGTGGCCAGACGAGCATGAGCTGGTACCGATGGGGCACAACAGACCACCCGACATCGATTGGGAAAAGATAGAGTACATTCAGCCGGATGATACCGAGCTGCTCGAACAGCTGCATGACCAGATTAATAACCTCGCACGCGAGGCTGAAAGACGTATTGAGGGACCGCCGATTGCGGATCAGGACGAAGCTGATCGGATCGCGAATCTTGCCGACGCCTTGCAGCAGCTCAATAAGATCGCGGACGGTACTCGCGCACATGAGAAAAAACCGCACGATGAAGCTGCCAAGCTCATCCAGAAGAAGTGGGCACCATGGCTTCTGAAAACAGAGACCTATCGCAATCTCAAATACAAGCTGCTTACGCCTTGGCTTAAGCGACTCGATGACGAGCGCAAAAAAGAGGCCGAGGCGGCCGCGGCCGCGGGTGCTCCGATCGAAATGAAACGGCCCCGAGCGGGCACCCGCGGTCGTGCGATGAGCCTCAAGTCGCTCAAGCGCGCTGAAATCTATGACTACGACAAGTGCCTCGCGTACTTCGCCGAGAGCCCCGATGTGAAAGCAACCGTGCAAGACCTGGCCAATCGGGCAGTCCGTGCCGGCATTACAGTGCCGGGTGCCAAGGTGCTGGAGGAGAGCCAGGCTGTATGAGCAAAGAAATAACATCAAGGACGCGGTTCACGATCGATGTCTCGGATTGGGGATTGGGCGATTGGGTTGAACGTCTGTGGGAAAAAGTCACGGTTGAGAAAACCAACTATAGCATCGAGATTGAAATCGATAACGAAGGCTTTGAAGAGGTCGTTCGCAAAATCGTGAAGGAGGCCATCGAAAGTTATATCAACGATGCAAATTGGGAATTGCGAGAAAATGGATTGGAAATCAGCGATATCAACTACCAGCAAGAATTTATTGTGCCGTTGGAAAACGTAACCCTGGAAAATTACCAATCTGCAAATGCGTGGAAGTCACACATAGACAAAGTGATCGCGGAATGGAAAGCCGACAAAAAAGGAAACACGACCAATGAATGACGATATCAAGCCCCGCCGCTTGCCCATGGTGCCGGGACCGCCCGGTTCCGGAGGCCCTCCTGGTCTTCCCAGCGCAGCTGTGCCGATCAGGGAAAACGGACGGCCGACGCTCTTCCAAATTGGCCCTGTCGGCAACCTCGCCAAGGCAGTTGCCAGCGTGATGAAACAAGTCGGCACGATTCCCAAGCGCGGCTTAAACAAATTCCACAACTACCACTACGTTCTGATGGAAGACGTTTTGAATGCGGTGACGCCGTTGATGGGACAAGCCGGGTTGGCAATTATTCAGAACGAGATTGAAATCAAGCAGATCGAGAATAACCGCGTTGGTGTGGTCTACGAATTTCACCTCATTCACGAGAGCGGCGAAATCTGGCCTCCGATGCGGGGCACAGGCATGGCGATGGCGCGTGACAGCAAGGGGAACATCGACGACAAAGCCATCAACAAATGTCACACGGCCGCGAGGAAGTATTTTGTCTCCAGCCTGTTTCAGATTCCGGCAGGCGACTTCCCCGATGTGGATGAGGACGAGGACGCGAATCAACGTAAAACGCGCGGTCCCGTGCCGGGGCCACAACAACCGGCACAGCCAACCCAACCCACGGCGGCCCTGGGGAAAATGGCCACCTCTCAGCCCAAGGAGCCGCACAAGTTGATGCTGGGCCCCGGACATGACGCCGACGACTATGCGTCTGCCTATATCCGAGCGATCGGAACTGCCCAATCGCAAGAAGAGATCGAGCAATGGGATAAGCTCAATGATTCCATCCTGCAGAAAATGAGCGACACACGCTCAGAGCTATACGACAGGATCAGGGTCGCGGTTGAACGCCGGCTGTCAGACCTAGTCAAGACCACGCCTGACGGCATGCCCGATCCGAAGGTGGACCCGCAGGACAGTATGAACTGGATCGCCGCCCAGCTGCAGGCCATGAGCACGTACGACGCGGCCGAGGCGTTCTGGAACGAAATGGTTGCGCCACTTGAAAAGCAGTTTGATCCCGTCGACTGGAGCATGTTGCTGGATGAATTTGCCCGTGCTGAACGCCGGCTAAACCCACCAGCGCCAGAGCCGGAGGCAGCATGACTCATGGCTATCGAAACCTTCCTGACAAAACGTCGATCGCTCTACAAGGGCGAGTTGGGATTGTTCGCCGACAACGAGATGGCTGAAGAGGACCTCCGCTTGTTCAGTCTGGGCGAGGTGTTCTTCAAAGGCTACCAGCCGAAAACCCTTGAGGCGCAGCGGTTCTTGTGGGGCCTCGTCTACAAGACCTGGCAGAACACCGATTACTGGATTGATCATCACCGTGCGATGATAGCCTTGAAGAAGCGCGTTAATTTCACCAAGGCGGTTCGTAATCCGGAGACGAAACAGATGGAGCCAGCCGTTAGATCGATAACGCGAATCGACGGTGAGCAACTCCGCCTTCTGACGGAGAGAATCAAAGACGTTATCTGCGCTGATATTCTGCCTGGGATGAATCGCAACGATCTGACACGCGAGGTTGAGGAGATGCTAGATGTTCGCCGATCGGGATGACATGGCCGGCGTAGTCGGGCTCGCGCTAGTGATCGCAACCACGTTCGCAATGCTTGTAATCATATTTCTATGAGAAACCTGAACCTGCTTGATCTATATCGCGACCGCGATGCCGCTCACCGTGTTTACGGTCATCCAGGCGACTATGGCTGCGGCGTGTTCAACGTGCCCTCATCGATTGACAAAGGGCTGCTTACGGTCGTCGCATCGGATGGGGGCGGCTGGGATCACGTCTCGGTATCCCGTGCAAACCGCTGTCCAAACTGGCCGGAGATGGAGCACATCAAACGTCTGTTCTTCAAAGATGACGAGACAGTGATGCAGCTCCATGTCCCGCCGACTGAGCACGTCAACGTGCATCCGTATTGTCTGCATCTCTGGCGGCCGCAGAAGAAGACTATCCCTCGGCCACCAGGGTGGATGGTCGCACCGACTAGGCCCCGGCCTTCTGATCGTCCACCAGCTGCTCGACCGCCAGGAGAAGCTGCTCCACCTCTGGAACAAGGTCCACTTCCCCCCTTTGAATAGGCCCCCAGTGTTTGCATCCCAGCCGCATGCCAACCCCGCTGATCAGGGCATGCATGGCAGGGCTGAAGCGCGCTAGGAATTGGTAGCGCGCGCCGTCTCCCCGTCCGTAGCTGCTGAGATCGTCCGCTGACGGCGAAGGGCAACCGCGATCGAAGGTCGGGAGAAAGCCGTTGGGATCATCCCAATAGACTTTGAGCAACGGCGGGATGGTCGAGGAAAAGCTGGAGATATTATAGCTCGTCTGCACGAAACCGGCTTCAGCTGTCGTGCTTTCGACGTTTGAGGCCGAGGTGTCTCGGCCGCACCAGTGGTCACCAGACGACTCGCGTGCTGCTAATCCGATCATCATGATGAACAGCGCCCGCAACGTCTCGATGCCGCCCTCCTGGACATCGATATCCATCTCCTCGAATGCGTCCTCGTACAAGGCGAGCGCATCGTGCTCTTCGTCGCCCTTGCTCGCACGCTCCATGACCATAACAGCGTTGGCGATCGCCGGCTCTTCATTCTGCAGCACCATTGCATACGTCTTCGCTAGGCCGGCGTAGATACCAGCAGGCAAGGTGCCTCGATCTATCCACGAGTAGTCATTCAGCGGCGAAGCGGCGCACAGCTGGTCAATCTGCTGGGCAAGCTGGTCGCTGATGCCGTCATTGCCTCGTCGCATCTTGGCGTCGAGATCGGTAAGCGCGTTCCACGTAGCCGGGCCGACCACACCGTCAATATCAACATCGGAGAGCCCAGCTGCCGCTTGGAATGATCTGACCCAGGCCGTTGTTGCGGGTCCGAAATCGCCATCGGGCGGCACCAGCCCGAGGATGCGCTGCACCTCAGCCACGGCTGGCCCCTTGTCGCCTTCCTCCAGAATTGGGTGCTCGACGTCGATGGGAGGCATCGGGGGAAGTTCGATGGGCTCGCCAGATAGCACTGCGGCAAGGGCCCCACAAATGGCATCGAAGTTTTGGCGGAACAGATCGCAGTCCAATTTGGCATTCACGAAACAACATTCCACAATCAGGCTCGCGGCATAGGTATGATTGAGAAAATAATATCCGGTCGATTTTTTTGCGCCCCGGTCTTGCAGATGGCCGGCATCTGCAATCGCCTCCGACACCGCCGCAGCCAATGTGCTCTGAGAGCAATACCAGCATTCAGTGCCGCGCCCGCCCGTGGTATCGCCATCATGGTTGAAGTGAATCGAGACGTCCAACCTATCGTCGCCGCCGACACCCTCGAACGCGACATTGTTGTGCCAATCGGTCAGCAGCTTGAGGTTGGAATCTTGATCCGTAGAAATCGTGTCCGTGTACGTTTCAGTCGGGACGCCGGCAGCGCGCAGATACTCAGCGGTCCGGTTCATGACCCGGACGTTCTCATCGTACTCTATGAGGCCCCATGGTTCAGGACCTGCGGCACCTGCAATTTTGGAACCATGGCCTGCTGAGATTGCGATTCTCATGGCTTGTTCTCCTGCCGTTCTACCTCCTCGCGCTTAGCAATCGCCTCTGCTGCCTGGTGGTAAGCTCCGCGAGCGATCTTCAGTCCATTGCGAAAACGCGATGCGTCTTTTGCGCCATCGGTCAGCCAGACATTCCACAACCGGATTAAATGGCCGCGGTATGCCTCAGTAAGCGCCGCGCGGTCGATAGGCAGCAAGACCGCATCAAGCGGTACGTCACCATAGAGATCGATCTGAGCCTGTGGCGCGGCTGTGCTCGGCTCGATGTACCAGCGTCCCGATATGTACCCGACCGCGGCAAGCATCATCAGGATCACCACGACGAGAACGAAATAGATGATCCAGGTCTCAGTCTTGTCGTGGTTCAGCCATTTCATCTCGGGCGAGCCCCCGAATCAGCCCTCGCATGATAACAGGGGCGCCGGGAAAGGGTTGAGAACCGGCGCCCCGCTCTCTCTCTTCGTGCGAAGGTGCTGACGATGGCCGTCAGCGCGGGTACCTCACTGGGTTGCCGGCGGACACGGCCGGCGCGCGCTCCTCTTCACAGGTAACCTCATCGAACCTCTGGCACGTGCAGACCGCCGATATGATAGCCGAATAGCAGGTTTGCCGCAGCAACCAGCAGGCCGATCAGCACGATGGCTCCGAGCACATACTTGACGATACCTGCCCATGGACCCCCGCCCATTTGACCAACGATCCAGTCGACAATCAGATTGATCACATAAAGCACAACGACAGCGACGATCACCGCGATCGCAAACCAGATGACACCGATGGGTGAGACAGTCACCCCGGATGCCAACCCGAATACCGCAGCGATGGTAACGATCACCGCGATCAAGAGCAGCGCCCCGACGGCGATCTTGGCGACCTTGGCAAAGAATGCGTCGGGCGCGACCTTATCAATCGAGATGAAGAAGATGCCGCCTGCTGCCAGCAACGCGATGATGTTCACCAGGAACTGCACGAGACCCGAACCGCTCATGAAACGCCTCCCTATTTCGATCACGCTGGAGCTTGGACATCGGTCACACAGCCATAAATCATCATGACGATCAGCACCGCGACGATAACCAGGAACGTATAGATCGCACGCTTTTCGCTGTCTTGTGGCCAGCGCATTGGGGTCTAGACTTCCCTGCTATACATGTATATATTAACGGGCGGAAGCATGGTTCGTCCCGCGAGGGTGGGCTGAAAGCGCCACCGCGCAGCGAGCATCCCACACAGCATGCTATCCTCCCTACGGTGGGCCAAGGCCTGCCGTTTTTTCTTGCTCGCTAGGGAGAGACGGCAGGGGCATCGCACCCGTGGTGTAAAGCGGTATCTCACCCCGGATCAATCCGTGCCGCACGATCTCGTCCCGCGGCGTGCCCGTGAGCCGGTGCGTGCGCTCGATGGCATCGTTGACGTGCTCGATCATCGGCTTGCCGCGTTCGTTCTTGAAGCCGGCCCATGCAACATCCTGAAATGCTCCAGGCTTGACACCGATGCGCGCTGCTTCTTTATGCAAGGGCTGCTCAAGCAATCCATACGCAGTCTTGCGCGCCGGATCGGCGAGGCTTTTCTTACCGGCGTGTGCAAGCATGCCTTCGGCCATTTGCTCATCCATCACCGCACGCAACAGATCACCAACGAACGAGCGCGCGAAGTTATGCATCTTCGGTTGATCAGCACCGAGCGCCTCATAGCCACCACCGCCCATGATCTTCCCGTAATCGCGCACGTTGGTCATGCCGAAGCGACCGCCAACCGTCACCGGCATTTCGGAGGACCCAACTGGAAACGGCAAGCCGCGGTTGCGCAGGTAGTTCAGATAATGCCCCATCAACAGATTGGCCGTCGGCTGGTTGCCTGACGTGGTCGCGGCCATCGGGGTAGCGAAGCGGTTCAGGAAAGCTTCGCGACCCGCCTCTGGTCCCAGCTCCTTAATGAAGTCGGCTTCCAACTGGCCCATGAAGTACCAATCGTGGGCGTTGCCCAGCTGCAGGCCATTCTTGTAAGCCTTGCGCAGCGCCTGGCGTGTTGCCGGCGCGCCAATCTGTTCCATATATTTCTCGATCGTGTCCGGCCTCGTCGGTGTCAGCGTCAACGTATCGACATTGGGGCCAGGATATTTGCTGGGATCGGCAGCATAGCGCTCCGCTGGATCGTAGTACGGCTCATAACCTTTCTTTCTCATGTCTGCGATGATCTTGGTGCGTACCTTCTCAAATTCCTGCGCCTCGGGTGTCAACGTCTTTTTGAGATAGGTCTCGCCAGGATAGCTCGGATCAGTTTTAGGCGTCGGCGTGCCTGGCCCGGTCGCGGGATACTCCTCGGCGAACTGTGGATAGGGCGCCTCACGCAACGGAGCTGCACGCTCAGCCGCCGTCAATCCGGCGCGCACCTCTGGTGCAGCAGCTGCAGCTCTGCGCACAGCGCCGGCACCGAGGGCAACGCCACCACGCACAGCTGGACCTAAACCTGGCGCGCCAATCGCACCGATCGTCTGCTTCACAATTGGCTCTGCATCGTACTCGCCGGTGCGCTGGAGCTCGCCGGCGCTTTCGAACGCACGCCGGGCCTCTTCGTTCGCGCCGCGAATAATCGCCGGCACGCCATAGCCGCTCTCAACGAAGGACGTCAGCGGACCTTCCTGTCGGCCAGGTCCCTCAGTGAAGCGCTCGGCCCCCTGCACGCTGCGCTGGGTGCGCAACGCGGCCCGCTCACGGGCTTCCTGGGCCTGCTGGGCCTCGTCTACCGGAGGCTCCGGCGGCGCCTCATCCTTGACCTCGCCACCCTCCTGGCGCCCCGGGGGAACGTACTGGTCATGCTGCGGACCTCCCCAATGGCCGGCGAGGTCTGGCCGGTCCTTGGCATACTGGCTCTCGACACTGAACGTGGGATGACCCGGCTTCTTGAAGGTGTCCGGCCAATGCTTGGTTACCGGGTCAGGCTTAAGGCCAGCCTTGAAGGCACCACGCAGATCGTAATCAGCACCGCTGTCTTGCGGCGCATACTTCTGCTTCCAAGTCTGGAATGCTGTCTCCTTGCCGGGCTCTAGCTTAGTATCATAACGCGAATCATCATCTACGGCGCCGCCTTCCTGGTAGCGTAGCGGCGTTCCACCATGCGATACAGCTTTGCTTTTCCTTTCTCGTGCTTTGCGCAGCGCATTAAGCGCTCTTTCTCCGTAGGGTCGCCCTCCTGTGCCGCCAGGCGGCGGAACATTGCCTCCCGCTGCGCGTGGTGTTGGCTGTGCTTCATTGATCCTTCCAGTTTGATAAAGCGGCAATTCTGCTGGATGCAGTGCGCGATATCCTGTCCCGCCCCAATATGCGGCTTCGCCTATAGCGCGCGGCGATGCTGCAACGGCCAGAGGAACTGCTGATAGACCAAGACCAGTGTGGCCCAGACCTATCCCCAGCATTGCCGCAAGTTCTGCTCCTAGCGCTGAACCTAATCGTGCTAATCCGCGCGGTGCAATTGGCTGAAGCTGTTGACCAGCAAGCTTGTAAAGAAGGTCAGGTGACCCGTTGTCGACAAGAAATTGCGCCAGCTCGCGACGACGCCCGTATGCCGTGTTTACATTGTTACGTAAAACTGACTGCAACTTCCGCAACGCGGTGTCGACATTCCCTCGATTAGGATTTGGAATTGACAGCTCTCGCTCCAAATCTTTTATTTGATTCGATGCCTCCTCGTATCCTTTCATTGTTTTGGCGTACTCTGGCGCTGCCTTAACTATCGTCTGCCGGATTGCATTATAGGCTTGGTTCGCCGCCACTCTTTGCGGCGTACCCCAATCAGTGCTGTCTTTGATATCTCCAATTATTTTTTTCAGGGCATCGAGACCTTCGGGCGTGTGAAAGAGTGCTGGATCAAGCTCTTTCCATTTCTGAACAGTCTGGCCTATCTTCGTTCTAATCCCTTGCGTCTCTGGCGAAAGCACTTGTCCATGGAACGTCTGGATGTCAGTAATCTTTTGCAGGGCTTGGTCAACCTGGTCGAAATCGAGCGGCGTTCTAACCGCCGCAACATCTTGCATCCCCTGGACGTATGCAGCCGATCGCTTCGCACGCAAATCACGCACGACATCCCCAGCATCAGCAACAACCTCTTGAGTAGGAACAGCGCTGCGAATGTTTTCTCGAAATGCTTTTGCCGCTTCGCCGCCTTCCAAGCCTGCCCGACCTGCCAATTGAATCGCCTCTGGACCAACACCGCTTGATACACCCAAAACTTCGGCAGCAGGCCGCGCTAACGGCGATACAACTTTTGCAGCTGCAGAAAGCGGATCAACGACGCGGCCCGCCGCGGTAGCTACTTTGCCAACCTTGCCAACCAAGCCAGGGCCGCGAGCTGCAAGACCGCCTCCGGCCGTCAACACGGTTGCCACATCGGCGGCGAAACCAACGGGGTCTTGGGCCAATGTCTTTCTTACGTTTTCTATCCCCCCATATCGATCAGCAAAGAATTGGCCGACGGCCTCGGCGTATTTCTCATGACCTGCCGACGCCTTGACCCCTGTTTTTTCGAGCAAACCCAATCCCAAATTACGAAATGCTTCTGTCGTCTCCATCGGCTGTGGTGCGCGCGGCGTTGCACCAAACTTCTGCGCTGCCCAATCGATGCCGCGTGCGCCTAGCTCGGCCACATCACCCAAGGGAGCAGCAACACTCTTGCCAAATTCCATTGCACTGGCGGGCAAATGTCGCAGTGCCTGTCCTGGTACCTGGGACCATGTTGTTGGCGCTGGCTCCTCCGCAGGCGCAATCGGCTTGAACTCTGCCCAAGGATCATCAGCCGAAGCTGACGGCGACTCTGGCTTGAACTCTGCCCAAGGATCGTCAGCCATTTATGGCACCGTTCCAATCCTGCCACTGCCGTCAGGGATTATGAACCGGGTCCCAGGTTTCAATTTTCGCGCCTCTTCCGGCGAGCCAACTCGAACTGGCGGTGTTGCGGCACCCGCGCCGCCGCCAGCACCGGGTTGACCAGCGCCCGGCCGTCTAAGAATGCTGCCCGGTTCGTAGCGCTCTTCGGGTCGGGTTCCGGTGTAAGTACCAAGACCGCGGCGAATGGACTGTGCTGCCGCATCGATTTCGATCAGCATCTGGTCGACAACGGCACCCATCTGCCCCTGGCTGTATCCTCTTTCGAGCAATTCGCTAGCGCGCCTTCTCGCCTCATCAGTCATCGTGCCATTGCCGCGACCAAGCGTTGCAGCATAATCATTGATCAAAGTTTCGGTAGCCGTACCTAGCCGGACGACGTCCTCACCACCGGTCTGCTTCTGAGCAGCCAGAATGAGAGAATTGATTGTCGGGTATTGTGTCCGCTTTATCCGATCAGAGATTTCGAGCACGCGAGGTGCGGTCGCACGAACTTCTTGGATAGCGTTGGTCAACCGAGCTTCTTGTTGACCGAGTACCCGAGCGCCGGCTGTTCGCGCCGCATACTGTTGCATGATTCCGGCTGCTTGCTCAGGAGTCCATCCTTGCTCTCTCAGATACTGCGTAGCACGCGCTCTTAGGGCAGAGGCTGCGGCCGTAGCGTCCTTCCCCTGGCCACGAACAAGCTGATGTATCGGGACGCCATAGGCAAGCTGCCGCGCCATGAAATCAAAATCCTCTGGCGTAGTATTCAGCCGTGCCAGAAGCTTCGGATTTACCTTATTTGGCGATTGAAATTCTTGGTCATGATTCAGTAATCGATCAGCTCGTGCCTGTTCCTCCGGAGTAGTCGGCTCCCTTACATCTGGTGGCCCACCTGTCGTCGTCTCTGCCGCTGGTGCAGGAGGTTTCGGCGGTGGCGTCTGACTTGTTACCGTCATCGGAGGCGGCGCCCCCGGAGGTCCTGCCGGGCCTGGTGTCGTACCTTCCGTCCCTTCCGGCGGCTTGGTCGTCGCCGTAGACCGTGGGGGGACAATTACTTGTTGAGCGCCTGGATGCGTTGCATTCCAGTGCTCACGAGCGCGGATATCAGCCTCCTGCAATACCTCAGTGTCTGGCTTCAGCGACCATTCTGGATCAGTCTGCAATGCCTGCAACTGCAACTTTGTCTGTTGCTGTAATTGCGCATCAGAGACAGCTTTTCCTTCCCTTGCCTTCGGTGACGGCATGGTCGTCTTGATGATCTTGTTGCCGACCCGATAGCTGAGCGTCTGACCATCGTCGATCAGCTGCGGCTCCTGATCGAACATTTCTTCTTTGCCTCTAGCCGCAGCGGCACCCTGCATTGCCTGCAGGCCAGCTCCCAGTCCCACCCCAAAATACGGACTGCGGCTAGAGAGCATCGCGGCCCCCATCGCAAGCAACGGATTTGTTGCCAAGCGTTGAGAGAACGTCTGCGGCGGTCGCCCGAGGCCAGGGATAGTCTCCGTGCCCGCGTAAATACCCCGGCCGCCGCTGCCGCCCGCACCGCTGGTTGGACGCGCAGCTGCTGGAGCGGTGCTGTCTTCAGGAGGCACACGATAATCCTCGCCTCCTGCAGCACCTTCACCATAGACACGCGCCTGTTGCGGCGTGGGCGTCTCACGCATCGCCTCTGGTGTGCCCATCCTCGGTACGCGATCGGCACCAAGACCGGCTTGTGGCGGGCGGGGCGGTGGCAACGGCATCGTGCCGTCAGACGACGACACATCAACGGGCGGCAGACTGATCGCACCACCTTTGTCAGGTGCCGCAGTCGGGGGCAGAGCAGCATATTGTCTTCCGTCCATATCGGTGTCGTCGGCATCGCCTCCGCCTTGGAAGCGAGGAACAGGACCGCCGTATCTGAGTAGCGCAAACAGCGGAGCCGCCTTGGTCGCCAAGCTGGCTGCATTCTTAACAATGCCGGCGAGGCTGTCGTCTTGTGTTGTGCCCTGCTTTTGCCTCTGCTGCTGATCCATCATGTGCTGGATGAGCGCGCCAGCATTAGGAGGAGCATTGCTCCTCGCCGGATCAAGATTGCCACCAGGATCGCTGAAACCGCTGGGATCAAAGCCGGTTAGACCGCCGACTTGGAAACGGCGAGGATAGGGCGCCATCAAGCCGCCGCGCCGATAGCGCGGCATTGCAATGCCGCCCTCGATAATACCGCCATGCCTGCGCACCGGAACGACGACGCCGCCGTATCTACGTCCGACTGGACCGCCATATTTACCGCCGAACAGCGAGCTGCCTATGCCGGCCAGCGAGGTGGCAATGCCGATCCCTTGGTTGACCAGGTTCGGATTTGGCGGGGTGGTGTAGCCTTGCGCAAACGTGCCTTGCAGCGGGCCGATACCGCCGAGCGTCGAGCCGTACCAGTTCGCGAGCTGGAACGGATAGGCCGACGACATCATCGCGTTCTGCTGTGCGACATCGGCCTCACGCTGTGCCTGCTGCTGCACCTGCGTGCCCCAGCCGAGCGCGGCTTGCGCGCCTGTCAAACCGTATTGTTTGAGTTGGTTGTACTCATTGAGCGCCTGGGTGTAACCGGCCTGACGCAAACCAGCGATCACCGGTGCCTGCGCGAGTTGCTGCTGCCCCGCGAGCTGCGCTTCGGCAACACCGGCGCGATCACCGCCGAAGGCGTTGCCAGAGCGGATCGCCTGGCTCATCAGATCAGTGCCCTGGATGGCGTTCTGATTGTTGAACCAGTTCTGTGTCGCGTTCACCACATCCGTCGTGAACGGTGACTCCATCGATGTCACCGCATTGGGATCGAAGTTCCCCAAGTCCATGCCAAGGGCGGAAAGCTGGCTGCCAGCCGCAATCTGACCCGTATTCATCGGCGCAACCGAGCCATACATCGCCGGGTTGAACGGCGTCTGCGAAAGGTTGTTGGCGTTGGCGAGGAAGCTTTGATACATCGGCGCGACGTTTGGATTCGCCGCCGTCGCCGACTGGAACGCGGTCGAGGTTGAGCCGGGAACAGGAGGACTACCGCCCTTGCCGCACATCTCGTTGGCCCTCCCGAAGAATGGTTTCAACTAACGGTACGACTTTTCTGTTCTGCGGCGACGGAAGTCCTCTGATCCGTCGCGCCATATCCTCGATTTCTCGCATGCTCTTTTGATACTTGTCGGCCTGGAGCGGTGGTGCACCGTACAAGAAGCATGCGCCGATGCATGGCATGTGGCGCGCGTAGAGACGTACCTTTGCTTCCGTGCGATCGAAGCTGTTGATGCCGCACTGGAACGGCATGTTCAATGGCGCATCTCTCTCTGGCTGCTTAAACCAATGATGGCTCCACTTGGCTTGCTCAAGAAGCTTGCGGGCATAATCGCTGCGACGATGCTCTGGATGCACATAGTTCCAGCGTTCCAGCAGGTACGGATCGTCGCTGTACCAATCCGTTGTGACGCACATCCCCAAGGACGCAACCACGTGATTGTCACTGCTATGCGGTTGCGCCTGGTCTTCGTCGATGCAAAAGATGATGCCGCCCTCCCGCCCTGTCGCATATCGAATGCCTTTGATAACCTTTTCCTCGTTGAGTCCGAAGATTCCATTCTCGCGATGTAGTAGCAGCAAAAGTATGAAGAGATCGGTCTCGTCATCAGCAGTTGCGCACCGCACACCCGGCACACCGCTTTCTAGGTCATAAAGGACCCTGGTCATGACACCGGTTTCGGCAGCGCTTTGATATGCTGTAGGGTTTGCTTACGAACCTGCGCAACGGAATTGGCCAGCACTTTCTTACCCTCCTCTGAATCACCATCACCAAGCTCGCGAACGATCTCTGGGTCAACCAGGCATTCGCCGCCTGCCGTGATGATCGGCGTATATTCGTTCGCACCTCCGCCCGCAAAGGTCTTCGTTGCCCCGGTCATGCGCAATCGCGCTGATGGCATCGATCGCTGCTTGATCGCATTCTGTATTCCCATGGGACCGATTGAATGCGAGATCAGGTTTCCCCACATCTTGGCGCCGGCATTCGTATTGCCTTGCCCCATCCCTGACACGACATCAGATGGCAGCACGTAGGAGCCCGAACGCGCACGCATTGGAATGCGGTCGACACGACCGGGCACACTGGAATTGATCAGATGCACGCCAGGTACAGCGGCGTGCTGTGTATTGGGGCCGCTGAAATGCGCTCCTCTGGCATAGCCGGTCATCTGTGGGATGCCGAGCTGCGGCTTTGCAATTCCACCGAACTGGAAGCCAGACGCCTTGCCTATCGGAGAAGTGTCGAGCGCGCGGAGCATCAGCTGCCCTCCTTGCCGCGCAGCTTGGGCGAACTTGTTTTCATCCACGTCACCGCCGGTCTGGCGGAAGTTAACCAGGCCTCCGCGAGCGCGCGGACGCGACGGGCTCGACCTTGTCACCGTCCACGGCGGCGGCCTGTCGCCCACCCAAGGCGCAGGCACAAAAGTCGCTTCCCCCCACCTTCTGGTGTCCTCCGCGATCTGTTCTGGTGTTCGCCGGTCTTCTACGTTGCCGCTCTGCCGTTGCTGTGCTTCCCACGCATCCCAGGCTCTGAGATCGTGAGGCGACACCGTCGGAATCCGCTGCTGCCGAGCTATTTCTTCAGGAACTGGCGTCGTCGGATCGTAAGAAGTGCCTATCGAACGAGGTCCCATCGCCCTCCACGGAGGTAGATCATGCAACCCTGCCTGCGTCGCCAGATCAGCCGGTCCCGGACGGGATGGGATATCACCTGGGAGAGGGGCCTCTGGAGGTCGCGGCCGCGGAAGAGGAACTTGCGGCTGTGGCGCAGGCTGTGATCCGCCAAAAGCGAGGCCGCGCATGTCCTGCTCAAATTGCGCCCGCGCTTCGGGGCTCGTTGTCAGCTTCTCTTCGTAAGAACGCGGATCAGGACGAGGAAGCGGAGTCGGGGCTTGCAGCTGTGACTGCGCGCCTTGCGGCTCGTCGTCTTGCGGCGTGTCACCGCCATCCTGGTAATAGCCCGGCAAATCGATCAATCCGCCCTGTGCGTACATCGCTTATCCTTGCTGCTGTTGAACAAGACCGCCCACCGGGTTCGACTCACCCTGATTAAATCCGATATCGCCGAAGATAGCCGATAGCTCCGCAGGGGTGAACGTCGAGGCCAGCATCGCACCTATCGTTGGATCAGCCTGCATTCTTGCAGCCATCGCTCTCGGGTCTCGCCGCACCATCGCTTGCACTTGCGCGGCCTGCGAATCACGATCGCCAAAATAGCTCGGATCATAATAAGGCGCGCGCGCAGAAGCGGGCCCGAGCCCCGCGACCAATGGAGCAGGCGCAACGGCAGGCGGCGCGGCAGCAGGCGGCGGTGGTGCAGCTGCAGGCGGAGTAGGTGCAGCGGACGGTGGTGGTGGTGGCGCGGCAGCAGGCGGAGCAGGCGCAGCAGCAGGCGGAGCAGGCGCAGCAGCAGGGGGCACCTCAGACGGCGGCGGCTCCCATCCCATCGGCGGATACTGCGGTAGGTTCTGGGTGACGTAGGGAGCCGTTGGTGTCATCGGCACAACCTGCTCCGGTCCAGATGGACCGCCCGCCAACCCAGGCACGCCACCAGCCTCGCCAAGACCTGCGCCGCCACCAAATTCCGCGATCGGGAAAATTCCGCCAGGGCCGCCAAGGCCACCAGGCGGACCAGTAGGTGTCATCGGAACTATTTCGGGTGCAGGAGGAGGAGCAGGACCAGGTGCCGGCGTATACGGCTCATATCCCGCCGCCGCTGCCTCTAGCCTTGCCTCGTAAGCCGATCTCGCGCTGGTAAATGCCGCCATGGCCTTGTCGTTGGCCTGCTGCAGCGCGCGGTCGCTGGCGGTGCCCTGCCTATAATCGTTGATGACCCGTTGCAGACCTTGCACAGCGTGCTGGACAGTTGTCTGCCCGGCGCCAAATGGCATTCCCCCTTCGCCTGTCTTCCTGATGGTGTCTGGGGAATACTTGCCTCCAGACGATTTCGACATGAAGTCGTAAATGTTGATTTTTCCATCCACCAAGTCTTGCCTTAGTTGTGGAGTAACATTCTGCTCATACTGTTTTGCCTGTGCCTGTTCCTCTGCTGTCATGCGCTGGCGGCCACGTTCGAACGCTTCGGTCGCGCGCTGTTGGGGCGTTCCCACCTTAGCCAGTGCCGGCGGCTTCGGAGCCGCAGTTAGCCCCGCAATCGTCGCTATCGCCTGCTCCGTCTTCTCCCTTTCCTCCGACGTCTGCGGTGGCAGCGCTTCCGGCCGCGCCTCTGTCGGCCGCGTCGGCGCACCAGCGGGCTGTGCGCCAGAAGGCGTACCGGGCATGCCAGGAACACCGCCAGCTTCGCCAAGTCCAGCACCACCACCAAGTCCCGCGATGGGGAAAATTCCACCGGGGCCACCGGGGCCACCAGGCGGTTGCCCTGAGATCATCGGCGGAGGGGTAGTCGTCTCCGATGGCAATGGCGGCACACCGGGCTGGCCCGTTCCAGGCTGAGGAGCGGTGACGCCAGGCTGTGCATAACCGGATGGTCCCGCCGATGGTGCAGCCGTGGACGGCAGTTGCGGCTCACCAGGTCGCCCCGTTCCAAGCTGGGGCGCCGCGCCACGTTGGGCATAAGAACCGGATGGTGGTGCGGCGTGCCCACCACCAAGCTCCGCGGCTGTCGGCGGTGCAGCCGCAAGACCTGAAAGCGGCGCCGCTCCAGAGGGAGCACCGGGCAAACCGCGGACACCACCAGCCTCACCAAGACCAGCGCGGCCTGCAAATCCGGGGCTGATCGGCGGCGGTGACGGCTGCATCGGCGGTGGTGCAGGCGCTGGTGCTGGCGCGGGCGGTGGCGCTGGCGCAGGCGCTACCGGCTGCATCGGAGGTGGTTGCGTCGGCGGCGGCGGTGCCGGTGCCGGTGCCGGTGCGGGTGCAGGTGCCGGTGCAGGTGCAGGTGCTGGCGCTGGTGCCGGCGCTGGTGCAGGCGTTGGTGCTGGTGCTGGTGCAGGCGCTGGTCGTGGCTCCGCTACTGGTGTTGTTGTCCGAAGCTGCGCCAATCGTGTGTTGAGTTGATTTGGCGTCAGCGTGCTGCGCGCTCCTTGGTTATACGCCTGTCGCACCCAATCTGGGACATTTGCACTTTTCCCGCCTGCGCCCCAAGCGATCGCTGGATGTCCAGGGCCCGATCCACCGACATGAATACCGGAAGGCCCCATATAATTCTGTGCATGTCCGATGCCGGTACCGCCGGCAGCTCTCGCCGCCGAGATGTAGGTTGAAATCCTTTGGCGATCTTCTGGATTGTTTGAATTGAGCACGTGCCCATCAGTGGGGTCGACCAGCTTGACATCGGCAGAGCCGATCCCGCCCGTCTTCGCGCTCACCTCATGTCGATGATGACCCCTTTCGATGCCGGCGAAAACTTGAGTATGGACGTTGGCCTGACGGCCGGCATATTCCAGGATGTTTTGCAGTTGCGGTCCGGGCATTTGTCCATGACCAGGTCGACCTTGCTCACCCGGTCTTGGGCTCGTCCCCATTGAAACGCCGCCCACCGTGAGCCCGGCGGTTTGCTCCGGTGCTCCCGGTGCTGCTGGTCTCGCCGCCGTCTGGGTAGGCGGCGTTGCTCCAGGAGGAGCGCCGCCCATGTGCCCAAAAGCTTCGCCGCCCACGCGCATAACATCCGGCCCTGCCACTTCAGTATGTCTCGCGTCGTTCGTGCCCTGATTGGTGCGGTTGCCAATGATGGAAGAGCCGTTAGCGAGTCGGTCCAGGACTCGATTTGCCTGAGCCATTGCCGCCTCTTGTTGCGCCGGCGTCAAACTGTTCCAGAGATTTTCGGCGTTGCCGCTTCCATGCGGCCCGAGGTGGGTACCATTGGGACCGGCATCATTGACGGGACCGTAGAAGCGGCTGTGGAGCTCTGCATCAATCGAGCCACTTCTTGGTGCCCGATTCATTAGCGCTTCGCCGACGGCAGTTGCCGTGCGTTCGTTCGTTCCAGGCCAACTTTCTTTTGAAAGAGCGGCAGCAAAATGCCGCATAGCAGTTTGATTGGTGCGTAGCTCGTTTACGAGCGGGGCACGCGCAGTTGCTTGAGCTGAATTAGTCGGCCAGGTGTTGTTCGCGGCGTTCTCGTTTTCAGCTCGCTGGGCCTCTTGGTTAACGATGTATGCCTGCCGCGCTGTCTGCAATCGCTGTTGCTGACGGGCCGCTCGCTGCTGCTGCGCCTGCGTCCGCCCTGGCTGCTGTTGTCGACCCCGTCGCTCACGTGCTTCTGCCGGCGTGATGAACGCACTGCCAATCGCGCTCGCAACGCTGCTCAACAAGCTCCCCACAGTACTAGGCGCCGTGGTGTCGGCTGTAGCACCAGGCGTTGTTGCGCTCGGTGCTGCCGCAAGTCCTCCCACCGTCGGCGCCGCTGGAGCTGTCGCTGCTGCTGCTGACGCTGCCGGTTGCTGCACGAGGCCTGCGGTCGGCTGAGCTGTGGGCACTGCGCCGGTCGGCGCTTCGGTAACCGATGGCGCTGATGGTGTGACTTGCGCCACGGCAGTTGCCACTTGTTTCGGGGTGGCGTTAGGCACGGCATTCGCCACGGCGTTCTCTATCTGTTTCGACGTGGCATTAGGCACGGCGTTTGCGACAGCGTTCGCCACTTGCTGCGGTGTGGCTTGCGGCACTGATTTCGCTGCAGCATTCGCTGCGGCATTTGCTGCATTTTGTGGCGTGGCTTGCGGTGTTGCAGCATTCGCTGCAGCGTTTGCTGCAGCATTTGCCGTCGCTTGATTTTTTTGATCAGCACGCTCAGCCGCTGTCGTCGGAGGTGCCGCAGTCGGCCGCGCAGTCGGCAGCGGAACTGCAGCTGCCTCCGTCGGCCGCGCTCGTTCTTCCGGTGGCAGGTCCTCTGGTCGAACAACCTCTATCGGTTGATCAGGCGGTGTGACCGTCACCGGCGGCAGCTCATAAGCTGTAAGCGGTGGCGGCGCCGTCGGCCCCATGTACGGCGGCATGTAGGCGCCGCTGAGCGGGTCGTAAGATACTGACGGCGGCAAACCTACCGCCTCGCGCACGCTAGCGATGCTGAAATCAGGCGGTAACCCCGTCTCTATTCCGGTGAGCCCGCCCGGGCCGGCGGCGGTCTCTGGCATTGTAGCGGAAGACACGACTGGCTCGGTCCCCGCACCTCCGACAACAGGAACATCTTCACCAATGCCTCCTACGGTCGTGGGCCCCGGTGGCGGGGGTGCCGCCATGGGATAGCCGGTCAATGGATCGAAAGTTGTCACCGCTTCCGGGATGCCGGTGGCCTCCGGTATTGTAGCGGAGGACACAACTGGCTCGTTCCCCGCACCTCCGCTGACGGGAACATTTTCACCAACACCTGCTATCGTCGTTGGTCCTGGTGGCGCAGGTGCCGGCATGGCAAAGCCGGTCAGCGGATCGACAAAGGGCTCTGATGGCACGCTCGGCGGCGCCGCAGTTCCGGCCGGTCGTTGGGTACTTTCGGGAGTTGCTGACGGCTCTGGAAATGGTGTGCTTCCCAACAAATTAGGATCGTTGAGAAACGGGAACACACCAGCACCTAATATGCCGCCCACAAGCGGAGCGAACGGTCCCGCGAAGGGTATTGCAGGAACGCCGAGAGTCGCACCGCCGAACGCGCCTTTTAGCCAATCAGGTATTGTCTCCGCCGGCGCGGACGTCGTCGTTCCCATGGGATAACCGGTCAGCGGATCGTAAGTTGTTGTTGTCTCCCCCGCCGCTTGCTGCCGTGACGTTGTGCTCTCTGGTTCTCTCGTGTCCGCCTTCGTTGTCTCAAACCCACCAGGTGTGAATGCTGATGTCGGGATGTCGCCGATACCAATGTCCTTCGCAAGACTGCCGCCTTCTGACGGTGTCGTAGGCTCTGATGGCGTCGTAGGTTCTGATGGTGCTGAAGGTTCTGATGCAGCCTTGTCCGGCGCCGAGCTGTCTGGCTCTGTCGTATCCGACTTAGCCGTGTCCGGCTGATCGCCGCCGCCTGATGACGGAATATCGTTTATGCCGAGTTGATCTGCGAGTCCTGCTATCGGTCCCTCGGTCTTACCGCCACCATCGGGAGACGCGACATTGGCTGTTATTTCTTTTTCTGCAGCTTGCTGACCGCCGCCCGAACTGCCTCCCATGAAGGCAAGGCTTGACGGCGAGTCCATGTTGTAGATGTTAGAGGCCGTAAGAGACGCCTGATCTTGCCCCGACGGTAGGCCACTTGGAAGATTGAAATCACCGCCGAGGCCACCGATGACATTGTCGCCGCCGATTAAACCGCCGCCGCTCGGAGCGCTCGGGACAAAGTCTTGGCTGAGACTCGCAACCTGCGCACCGCCCTGCGATGGCGCCTGACCGAACATCTGGCCGCCCGACAGCAGGTCCAACGTGTCAGGAGAGATGTCAGCAGAGGGAGAGAACGTGTCAGGGCCCAGACCCGCTACCTGGGTCTGATCTGCACTTGCAGGCGGCGCAAAATCCGGCGAGACCATTTGGCCGCCGGTGTCCCCGAGCCCGGCAACTTGGGATTGATCTCCACCGTCGGACGGCTGAGATGCTGCAAAATCCCCAAGACCGACGTCGCCACCCGGAGCGCCGGCAGCATTCATCGCAGCGGACTGGGGATCAGGCACAAAAATCGCCTGCCCGGGCGGTGAGGGCGCGGGTATGCCTACCGGTGACGGTCCTCCAAATTCGCCAAACGGTCCACTTGTCGACACACCCATTGCGGCGGCGGCGGCCAGGACCTCAGACAGCGACGTCGCCTGTGCCACTGCGGCAGTCACCGCAGGCACCTGCGATTGGGGAGCGTTCAGGACGGCATTGGCTGCTGCCGCATTCATCGCACCTGCTATTGAAGTACCAAGCTCGACCGAGGACTCGGCCGGGCTGACGGCATATCCCACCGATTGAGCGAGCGCTGCCGGGCTGCTCGGGGTGACACCAGCCTGAATGTCCTCCGTACTCATGCCGAATCCCTGGGGATCGGCCGCGGCCAGGCCGAGAGCAGTACCGATGTCCATCCCGGGGGTGGCGCAGGAGAAACTTCCGAAACCGCTGCTGAAGCCGCTGCTAGGATCACCCATTCCTAACCCGAAGCCGCCGCCAAAACTGCTTCCGGGATCGCCGCCTGCAAAAGCACCGCCGGGATCGCCACCGGCAAGGGCACCGGAGGCTGCTGCATCCGCCGCCGCACCCAGCGCACCATCCGCTGCAGCCGCCGCTCCAGGATCGCCGCCAGCGGGAGCGCCAAAGCCGCCGCCAAGACCGGCGCCGGTACCTGTGCAACCGGCGCAAGCGCCTGGACCGCCGCAACCGCCGGCGCAAGAGCCGCCGCAGTTGCAGCCGCCGCAGGCGCCTTGGCCACAGCCTGTATCTGAGCAGCCGCAAGCAGGACCGCCGCCAGGAGAGCCCCCGCCGGGATCGCCCCCGCCAGGACTGCCACAGCTGCAGCCGCCGCTAGCATCGCCGCAGCCACAGCCGCCGCCAGCATCGCCGCAGCCACAGCCGCCGCAGCCACCGCAGCCGCCGCAGCCACCGCGTTCGCTCGCCATGTGGCCGCAGGCCGCCGTACAGGCCTGGCTCTGAGGATAACCTATCGGGTAAAGACGGCCGTTGACCTGGCACCAATCCATGCCAAACGGTATTCCGCGACGAAACCGTAAGCTGGAGCCGTTCATCTTGCCCGCATGTGACCACTTGAAGGACCCGTATCCGGGGACGCCACGTGCTGCATCGGTCACGGAAGGTGCAGGAAGCTGACGCCGGCGCTTCGGTGGCGGCCGGTATCCTTCGGGCAGTTCAGCTCTGCTCTTCAGGAAAAAACCCAGCGGCGGCGGCGGTGGCGGGCGATGGCTGCGGAGACCACCGCCCGCCTGGCGCACCTTCCGACGCTGTGGACAGCGCGTCGTCAGGCTTCTCCGTTTTCTAGCCTTCCTCGCCATCTCTTGCGGCCAGTTCGCTGTACCCGAGAATCTTCAATTCCACCTCGGTTGGTTGCGGGCCCATCAAGCTCTTCACCCGCGTCGTACCGTGCGACATCCAGCCTTCAAGCACCCGCAGCCATCCTCTGCGGCCGTACCCAATGATTCGATGGCATCCTATCTGCTTACCCCAAGCCTCCATCTTGGGATAAAGCCCGTCTCTGATCTCCCTCAAATTGCCGCCGACCAACCAAACGTGCAGGTCTTTAAGCCCAGTCGGCCAAAGAGTCACCCTGACGATTGCAGCGCAGTGCGGCATCGAAAAGAAAAAGACGTTACGCTTTGCAGAAAGCTCCTGCCAAAGTTGCTCCCTGTCGTGCGTTCGTCCGAAGCGCGCTATCGCTCCATCAAGCCATGGCCAACACCGCTCGTATTCCAAGCGGAAGCGTCGTAACTGCAGCAGCATTTCAGGCGGGACAAGGGACGTCCCCGGCGCCTGCACTGTGCCCGAATCCATGCCTCAACCTATCACACGAAAACATTGTCCTTGGCATAGAAGTCCTCGATCGCAACCTCATTATGGAAGCCAAACTTGTCGTCGATGAAGTTGCTTGAGACCTGGCTCATGATCAGAAACTTCAACGAGCCGCGCTTCACCTTGATGTCACGATAGTTGGCATCCTTGGTGAAATTGTAGATCACATCCTTTGCCGGCCATTTGTAGCTGCGCCATCCGTTTGTGAGCCGCTGATCAGTGTTCTCCATGCTCCAGAGCTGAAACCCTTCCGTGTTGTAGAACGGCGCATAGTATTTGCGCAGATAGGTCTCAGTGAGCAGATGCGCGTTCCGCTCTGCTGTGTAGTTGAGCATCCGCATGTAGACGGTCTGCCATTTCAGCACGAAGTTAATCCACCAAAAATGATCATAGTTTGAGCTCAAAGTCACAGGAGCGTTGTCGCAGAGATGCTCGAACAGCTCGACATAGAACGGTGTGTCGCTGCCCATTCCTTCGCCGCCGATCCCTTGTGTGAAGAACGACGCAAACAGGTTTCGATCATAGGGCTTGCAAACAGCGTCGGTGCCAAAGCGGTTGATCGCCGTCTCGATAATGTCGGAACCAAACAGCTGATCGTTGCATTCTCCGTTTACGAGCAAAACCGGTGTGCCAATGATGTATGGAAACAGCATCGCCGACTCGCGCCGTAGCTGTCCGCGAATGTACTTTCGATAGAACAACGGATACTCGGCTATCGACTCTTCCGACATCAGCACGACCAGCCGCTCTCTCTGCGACGGGCTCGCGTTCTTCAGTAGCGAGATCAGAAGGCAGGTGCTGTCAATGCCACCTGACCAAAATGCATAGAGCTGTGTGTCCAGCCGTTCCGCACGCGCGAGGAGCTGCTGGGCACGCTCGTTGCACAGTTCCTCGTAGGTCTTCGTAAACGACCCATTTTGCTGTGGCAGCGGAAACATCGACCGCATGCGGACGGGAAACTTGAGAACGCCGCTACGGTCGACGGGCGCAGTGGTTGGGCCATATACTTTGAAGTAGGACATGAACCGCCTGATGACCGGGACCTCCTGAAATCGGGCGATGTAGTTGACGTTATAGAACGTGAATCTCAAAAGCCTCTCCGGTACATGTCCACGCGAAAGTCCCTGAGAATGGTATCCAGCTCGCTCGTCTCTTCGGCCTCGCTCACCAAGTTGAAATACCTCAGCCTGATCAACTCGCTCTTCAGCAAGCAATCATCGTCGAGCTTGGCCTTGAACAATATCTCGTCGGCAGCAGCTTGCGTCGTCAAGGCGGCAAAATCTGCGTACTGCAGCACGTAGGGAAATTGCAACATGTTCTCCGGGTACCCGAGGTCCTTGTAGCGCTGCGCCTGCGTCTTCTTGGCTTGATAGATGGTCTCCTGCATGATGATGCCGCGCCATATCGGATAGCGCGCAACCGACAGCTCGTAGATCATCTCGCCGAGCGCTGCGCATTTCTTGATCGCCAGCTCTGAGCGCCGCTTCAGATCATCGCTGACCCGTTCCATCGGCGAGAATAGGCGCGTCTTTCTATCCCAAGCCCACCTCGGATAAGCCGCAGCATCGTTCGCAATGGTGAAATTCTGCTGATAATTGGGGAGGTTAACGCTGTGCCATTCTTCCGCTTGCAGCGGCGGCGAGCGCGCCAGAAACGAGATGATATTCGGCTGTGCGCTCAAACAAAGCAGCGCCGATGTCGAAGCGTCGACGAGCGCGCTGAAGGGCGTCATTTCACATAGCCGCCCATCCAGTAAGCCAGGCCGCCGAGCCAGAAGCGGCGCAGCATGTCACGCTGCATCGGGTGCATAGCGTTGAGCCGCCTCTGGCCCTCCATCAGGCGCTGGATGGTTGCTATATAGGCCGGATCAGTCTGGTGCTGCATCATGGGCTCCAGACGCACCGCATCCTCGGCCGGCGGCAGATCGGGATCGCGATCGTGGTCGACCAGGCCGCCGACCGGGCCGCCCTCGGCACGCCCGGCGCGGCGCTGGGTCTCGTATGCAATTGCGAGCGCTTGCTGCCGCGACTGCACGTGCGGAGACTTGCCGACTTCACCCATCAGGGTGCGGATATTCGTCTGACGCGCGGCGTCGCTGCCAGACTTGATCAGCGGCATGGCTATTCCTCGATGATCATCCCATGCCCGTCGATCTCGACGAAACCAGCGTGCTCATCGTGTGGCTCGGGATACTTCCGCGGTGGTGGGATGCCCTTCGCCGACTTCTCCATCAGCACCATGCCGCCGATCTCGACCCAATAAGAACCGTTGTCGGGGTATTTCTCGCGGTGACGCGATGCCGGCACCGGCTTCCAGCCGGCGTCGATCATGTTGGCAATGTTGCGGAAATCCGGCTCGTCACTGGCGATGAACACCCGTTTCCACTGATACGTCATGCCCTCGGGCGGCGGCGGCGGCGCAAAATCGAACGTCCGCACAAGAGCCTCATCGCCACTGGTGGCGCCAATGACGTGTCGCTCGACAGAAGTGACGCGCGCAGCCGCAGCCACCGGCACAGCAGTTGCGGCCGCGACACCAAACATCTTGAGAATCTCACGCCGATCCATCGTCCTTCTCCCGCTTCTTAAACTGCTCCCGCAGCAAGGTCAGCGCGCGCCGGTTCTGGTAGGAAACGAAGTCGCGGCTGGCGAGATGCGCGCCCAGCCGCAAGGCGTCGATACGCGCGATCTGCGCCTCGACCTCTTTCAGATCGACCTGCGGCATCTCAATGGTCACCGACTGGCCCATGACGTCCCGACGATAGGCCTGCATCAGGTAGTTGTCCAAAGCAATCACTTGCCGATCATCCTGTTTTGCAGCGCCGTATGCAGCCGCTGGAACGCCTGCACCGTCAGCAGCATTTCCTCGCTTAATTGATCGATCCAAAGAAAGCCCTCAGTCTGTGAAACAGGAGGCGGCACCGAAACAGGAGCAGTAGCCGCCGGCGTAGGGATCATTTTACGCTCCCACCACTGTCCAATTCGCGCCATTGTAGAAGGCAAGCACGGTGTGCGTCCCACCACCAGCAATAACGCTGCCCCAGGTATTGACGGTGCTGTCACTGATGCACGCGATCATGCCGGCTGTGATCGTCGTCGGCAGACTGGCGAATGTAACCGGCGTGAGCGCATAGCCGGTTGCCTGCTCGATGTGATCGGCCAGCGCGTACACTGCTTGCGTTATCAGACGCTGCCGAGCAGCAAGCGCGTCGCCTCTCATGACACATCTATGCTCCGCATCCATGACACATCTATGCTCCGCATCCATGACACATCTATGCTCCGCATCATGGCCGGCGCCCCGCTGGCTTCACCAGGTAGGTAGTCGCACCGACGCGGGCCGAGAAGCCGAACAGCGGCGACCAATCATAGCGCATCGCCACATAACGTCCACGCGCTCGCGGATTGAAGAACTGCGTCGTCGGCGTCATCGAGAACGGGCCAAAGTGCTGCTCCGGTCCTTCGGGGTAGCTCCGCATCTTGAGCGAGACCTTCACCTCGCCATTGTTCCCGAACCACTTGAAGTCGGGATGGCACTGGTGGACGGAAAGCATCTGCGAGCCATCGCTCAGTTCGGTGAAGCCGCTCTCAACAAACACGTCCTCCATCGGGTTGCCATCATCGTCAAAGCCGCGCTCGTGCTGCTGCACGAGGTTGTTGCCGTCGGCACCGAGCGGCGTGCCCCAGATACTGGTATCGATCCATGCCGAGCGATCCAGAGCGCCGCTGTCCCAAGCATTCTCGATCGTGTTGTACTTGATATAGTGGACGGTCTCGTTCTGCGGAATCAGATCACCTGTAACAGTATATTCCAGCAACGCGCCGCCGAGATTGAGCTGCGCACCCCAGACATTGGCAAACTGCCCGCTGCCAGCGTAGCTCACCTGCGTGCCATTGGTCAGATTGATGGATACGGTCATGCTTTCGCTGTCATCGGTCTCGAACACCATGAAGTAGCGTAACCAACCATCGACCGTGATCCCGCCTGCAAAATCATCAGCTGTCTCTCCCCAGCTGATGACCTTGAAGCCGCCAGCTGCACCGTTGGCAACCTCGGTCCCGTTGGTCACATTAAACGTCACGAACGCATTGCTGCTCGACGATCTGGCCTCCAACGTGATGTTGCGCGTGCTGCCCTTGTAGGCATAAATCGACAGCGTGAAAATCTGCGGCTCGCCAAACTTCAGGACTTCCTGCTGGACCAGATGTACGCCGTTGCTGTTGTCCTCCAGCAGCGTCGTTGCTGTGAAGGTGCCGTCAGGCGCCATCACCGTAGAACTGGGCGCTGCCTGCACGTCGCGATCAAGCCAGGAGATCGTCGCTAGGCCGTTGTCGTCAAACCAGCCAAGCGCCACGTACTTTGGTTCGTAGACATAGCTGGTGTTGAAGTTGACCAGCAGGAATGCGCCTAGCCCCAGCGGCGTCCACGCCGGGCCCGCGAAGTTCTGCGAGTCTGCCAGCAGATTCGGCTGATCCAATGCTTCCGACTTGGCGACGAAGTAGAACGCAATCTCGCCAGTAGTCGAATTGGCAGCGCCGTGGCACTTCTTGATGTTGATAGGATCGAGGTTCTCGAAAATGGTGTCCCACACCGAGCAAGGCATCATCTGCACGCCCTGATCACCGAACGACCACACGTTTCTCAGCGATAGCCAATAGGTGGTCTTGCCGAGCGTGACGATCGCATGCGGCGCGATCGCCCCGCAGCCCGTTCCCATGACGGTAAAGCCGTAGATCAGCGGCGGCCCGATATAGCTCATCGACCACAGGTCCATGTCGGTGATGAGCAGCGTGGTCTGCGGCGCCTGGATGCCCGCAACGATCTTGGAACCGCGCGAGAGCCGATAGCTGCCGGCCTGGTTGCTGACTGTCGCGGTGTAGACGTCATAGGTGCCGGCATCGGACCAGCGCACGAGCAGCGGATCGATGTCGCCATTGCCCATGATAGGCTCAGACCCGAACAACACCACCTGGGCCTGCGGCATCGTGGTGAACATGCCGTTGCTGTGCTGCGGCGCAGTCGCCGGGATAGCACCACCGCCGACAGCCACAGTCCACGGTCCATTTTCAATCGGCGGAATGAAGGCCTCAAGCGCGCCGCCGGTGCGCAACGCCAGGCCGGTCTCGCCGAGATTGTCGAGAAACCAAGTGTCTTGCTGTGGGTTGCCCAGCGCTTCCAAAACCGGGATGCCGATCATGTTTGCAAGCGAGCTATTAAACGGGCCACCGGTGTTGTCCTGGACCTGACAGCCGTCATAAACCTCCCTGCCGCTGCCATTGCCAGTGAACGGCGCCGGCATTGGAAACGTGAAGTTGTCCGCATCAATCACGGCATTGACGGTAGCCGTGCTGCCGGGAGCAGGATAAAATTCCACCACCTCATAGTTCAAAGACGCCGAGCCTGCTTCCAAAACCGTTTGCTGGTTGAACGTGATGGTGCTGCCAGCCACCAGTCCATGCGCCTTCCAGGTGCAGGTTATGCCGTTGACGACGGTGTTCTTGAACAGGCGCGTACCGTAGGTGCCGGTCTCCGTATAGGTGGCGGCCTGCGGCATATCGAAGGTGAACCAGCTGCCAGCGAGCGTGTTCGTGACCGTGAAATAGGAATTAGCCGGAATGATCCGGCCGCCGATCGAAAGCGGTAGCAACGTATAGAATCTCTCACCTATCGGTATCCCAACCTTCGTATTGACCGTCACCGTTTTCGAACCGCTGGTGGCATTGAACGTCGTGGTGCTCGGTGTCGGACCAATCTCGACAATGATGCCGCCCAGCAAATTGAGCTGATGCCCGAGGGTATACTTGGTGTTCTGGACGAGAATCTCCAAGCCAAGGTCGGTTCCGACCAGAAGGTTCCTGTAATCCTCGAGGTCAGCCCACGCATGCATGCGGCGGATGCGCGCGAAAAACGGGTCTGCGTACAGCCGTATCCATCCGCCCATCTTCTCCAGAAGACCGAAGCGCCAACGCACGCGATTACCGGCAAACCAAGCGCCGGCAGCCTGCACCTGGCTCGCCTGCGAATTAAAACCGGGCTGGGATGCAGGCTTGACTAACGGCATCAGGGCGCTCTCGGCTGTGCTGCCGGCGCCGGCGGCTCGGCGGTGAAGCCCGGGCCCTCGCCGCGCATGCGCGCCACCTCAAGCATGACGCCGCCCTTGAGATAATCATACTGCGCCTGCCAACTCTGCGCGCGCTGCGGATCATCGGCCTGCGCCCCGAAGTCACGCTGATAACCGGCGGCAAAGATCATGCAGGCGCACAGAAACAACTCGGGATAGGCCACGCTCAAATACGTCGTCGTATTGGTCGGAGACAGCGGAACGGGACGAATGTCCCCCAGCACCTCGATGAGATAGGGCTGATCCGGTGTCGGCATGAACCGCAGGACATGCTGCATCATCTGCGGTGGTGATGCCGACACCACCCCGCCGATCATAGCGTACTTTTGCGGGACGTTCGGCCGATACAGCGGCTGCGGCCATAGATAATCGAGTACCTGCGGCGGTATGCGCTCCAGCGGAGTACGTGTGGTATTCATGGTGATCGAGGTCGTCACCGGCGTGCAAATGTTAACGCCGCGCAGGTTTATCACCGCAGGCGGCAGCACGACCTCGCGATTGCGCGCGGTAAGCTGTACCGGCTGCGTGATCTCGTTCGCTGGGAACAGCAACTCGCGATAGATGCGTCCATCGGCGTAGAGGAACATTGCCGGCACAATGCGCTGGAAATTGTCATCGCTGCCGTTCAGCGGTACCTCGCACATCGTTTGCAGCCACGAGACAGCCTCATCATAGGTCATGTCACGGAAACTCCTCGGATGTGCGTCCATAGGTTCCGCAAGTTGCCGCTGTCGGTAGTGATCGAAGCATGCAGCGCATAAGTCACACCGGGAAGAAAGCCACCCATGCGTTGTATGGTTGCCGTCGGCAAGGCGCTGCCATTTGTCGTCCACAAACTCGACAGTCCCTGCAGATGAGCACTGGGATCAGGATCAACACCCGCAATAACAACGACCGTCCAGCTCGACGACAGCAGCTGTTCGTTAGGATCGAGATCGTTGACAAAATCGAGGCCGTAGACCTGGCTCTCGCTCTGCTCGACGGGATCAAAATCGCGTCCGCAATACGTGACCGCCTCCTACTTCTCGTGGCTCAGAAACGTAATCCTCCTGATCTCGTTCTTGAGCATGTGATCTGGCCGCTTAACCACAAAAATCCTTGGCGGGAAAAAACGGTTCAAATTGACAACAAGCTGCGGGAAAATCTCGATCTCGATTATCGGCGAAAAAAACAGGTTGGTGTTGACAAAGAGCGGCACCCCCGCATTCGCGTCGGCGAGATTGCGATCGTACCACGACCATGGCGATAGGTTGGCCTGGTCCTGCCAACCCCAAGGAACGTACTGCGGCTCATAGACATAGTACATTTATCCGCTGTCCTCACGGTCCCCCGAGATACATGCTGTTTGTCTTATGATTGAATTTCATCGCTGGCAGCAATGTCACCGGCGGCGAAATCGGAGGCAGCGGCTGGAAATAAAAAAGATCGACCGGAGCTGCCGGCGTCATGACAATGTTAGCAGATGGAGGGGCACCGTTGCTCATTTTCGGACCTCACGTGCTGTCGGTCACATCCGACGTTACCGTAACCGGCCCCGCTACTGGCGTGGCTACCTCGCCCGAGGCATAGGTCAGCTGAAGGTCCCAAGCTCCCTTTGCCGGCAGAAGATGGCTGTCGGCCGCAGCCAATTGCACATCAACGATGTTGGGCAGCGTGACCGTACAAATCAATTCCGTAACCTGCGTGCCGGCCGGTTTATCGCGTATCTGGCTCTTGGCCGTGACCCCGGTGAGATCGGCAGGTTGTGTCAATGCGGTATCCGTCCAAAATGCAAATTGCCACCGTCCGGTGTCCCCTCGGTAGATATCCAACGAAAACGGCGACGGCTGCATTGTCGGCTCTCATCGGAAAAACTTGTTCTCGTTGACGACGAACGGCGCCCTGACAACCTGCGTGAACGGAAACACCGTGCGTCGCAGCCCGGTCACCAGATCATAGTGATGATCGAGCAGTAACGACTTGGCGCGTCCGGTCCAGTCATCCAGCTCTGCCTCGGCTTCACGCCGCGTCGGAACCGATTGCCGGATGGCATGAATCATCAGGTTCATAGCTACGCTTTTCACCATGTCATGTGGTGCGCCATTGCAGATGTCCATCATCTTGCTCAGCAGCTCGTACTCGGGCCCTTCGGTCAGCGGATCGTTCACAGCTGAAAAATCCCCTGTGTATCCCACGTCACGATCACGTTGCCCCCATTGGCAGAGACTGGAAATCCAACCACGCCGGTGTCCTCGTACATCACCAGCCGCCAGCTGCTGTTGACGCCGCTATTGTGCCGATAGACCACGAGCGCGCCAACCGGTGCCCCGGTGACGTTGACGAACACCACCGTGCCACCCTTGAACACGCCACCTGCCACCGTGTTTGTCAGGATCGGCTGATCGGTTCCCTGCACGTTGCTCAAAGCGGTGTAAAACTGATGCGCCGCCGAGTAGACATATCCGGGACTGATCGCAACCAGCGCAAGATAAGGTGCGTCGACGCCCGCGCCGTCCATCCCGTTGTTGAGATCGGAGGCCGTCATCAAGCTCTGTTTCCAGAGCGGGTAAAGTGCGTTGGCCACGTTATTTAACCCGCGACTTACCGGAAAACCCAGCAGTAGGAGTAGTTCCGCTCGTTGTCGGTGCCACAACGGTCCAGGCGGTTCCGTTCCATCTTATCTGCTTGGATGTGGACCCTCCTCCAGTCTCGACATGGCCCCACGTCGTATTCGCATCGCCATCAGAGATGATGGCCTCGTAGCCATTGCGGGCAGTTTTTGCGGTTAATGCTGCGAAAGTGGTTGTCTGCTGCCAGTAGGTTAGATTACCTGGAGGAGCGAACGGATCACCCGCCACGATGGTAGTCGCAGGACTCGACGTAATTACATCCGTGCTGCCGTACCCACCCATTGTGGCGGCGCTACTAGTGAGAGTGCAGCCCTCTATCGAGAGAACACCGGTCGCATCACTGCCATTAACAGCAAACGTGGCAAAGGTACAGCCAATGATGTTCATCTCAGAAAAGTTATAAAAGGAACCATTAGCGCCGCTGGTGCTGTGACAACGAAGAATGACACACGGAAAATCGGACTGTACATCAAAACCGGAACTGCCAGAAAAAGTCACTCCGTCGATAACCTCCACTGCATTCTTGCTTTTGATTCCATATGCGCAATTTGTAAACGAGCCTCCACGTACACTGTAGCCGATAGCGTTGAACTGGTACGCACCTAATCCAACGGAAATGTTATTAAAATTGCAATTCCAAACAACCACCGTGTCGCTTTGATTGCCGCTGCCGCCATTTGGCGGGTAACCTCCGGGCGGTAATGCTGCCGGTTCGAGAGAAGCGCAGATCAAGCCGTATCCAGCGTTAGAAAAGTTCAAGTTAAAAAACTTAACATGGGTGTTACCTTCGTGGAGTACGGGATTGCCGCCCGGGTTTCCTTCCCAATTCCAGTTGAAGCACATCGTCCCTTCTGTATCTCTGTTTCCAGAGGAGGTGCCCATATCGAAACCAAGGTCACGGATCGTCGAATGGTTAAGGCCATTGCACAAGATCAAGTGGCTGAAGGTGCCAGTGCCAGACCCACTACCAATATCGGCAGGGGTATCGAGCTGACCGGAACCACGAGCGCCCGTCCACTTCAGAATTGAAGCCGTTGGCCCATCGCCAAATATAAGAGCGCCTGAAACGCCAATGATGTTGATCGTAGTTGCGATGTTATAGGTACCGGCGGGGAAGTAGACTGGAATGTTCTTGGTTGGATCACATGCGCTAGTCGGAGTTGCACGAGCCGGCCATGCAGCATTGAAAGCAGCTTGTATTGCAGGCCCCGAATCTGCGGTAACGGTTCCTCCAGTTTTGTCTGCGCCATAGGTTGTCACATCAATGCAGCCAGCTATGGGCGGCTTAGCCGAAGTGAAAGACGTGAGGCTAGGAATACTGAGTGTCATGTCATATTCCAATCAGAGCCCAGGCTGTTCCATTATAATGGTATTTCTTGCAGCGCGTGCCGCCACCCGATTCCGTTGTTCCAAGGTACGTCAAATGCGTATTGTCGCCATCTGTGATGTTGGCCTCCATTCCTGCGTGCGGAGTGGCCGGAAGATTTGCATACAGCGTATTCGGTAATCGCCAGAGCGCCAGCGAGCCAGTAAAACCCGATATCGCTTGGCCTGGGTCTGGTGGTCCAACGAACCTAGCGCTGTGAATCTCAAGCGTGCCAGTACCACCTATCTTCCCGTTGGACCCTGCCCCATCGAACACTCCATCCAGGACAACACTTGCGGGAGCAGCCATGGTCACAAACCCTCTTCCGCTACTACCGTTACTCTGAACACCACACGCATTTACTATCAGACTGCCGGCAGTGATGTTGAGCCAGGACCAATTTGGCAGTCCAGCTGGCTGTTGCTCGCAGCGGCATCCTGCAACAATCACACTACCACTGTCGAATTGAACAATCCCGCCATCGACCGAGGTTGACCACTGACAACCAACCAAGCTGGTATTCGTCCCTCCCGCAACCCACGTCATTTTCGGAGTACCACCGAAATCACACTCGAGCATTTGATTACCGTTTGCTCCCGATCCAATGATTTTGATCGCACAGCAGGATTGGCCGGCGACACTAAAGAATGTATTGGATGTGCCGCCATTATTGCTTGGAGCGACGGCTATACCGGTGGTCAAACCGGTGCCAGCACCGATCAGAAAACAACTAAAAAATGTGTTTCCTGATAGTCCTCCCCCGTTCGACGTGTCGCCCTGCCAATCCAGGTTAAAGATGCGCAGGTTGCTACTATCAATTGAGTTACAGTTGAATCCAAGGTTCTCAACGATGCTGTTTGTGAATCCATCAGTAGAGATGATCGACGCACCTGGGGACGGAGCACCGCCGCTCCAAATGAGGGTACTCGCGCGAAGATTGTCGCCGAAAATACGACCATTCACCACCTTTGTCAGATGCAAGGAATTACACAGGTAATTCCCAGCCGGGAAATACACATCACTGTTTAAGGCTGTGTTTGAGCCGTGTGGCGATCCGCTCGTGCCGAATGCGTCGTTGAAGGCATTCTGAATGGCTCCGCTGTCATCGTGAATCGCATCTCCGAAGGCATTGTAGGGAGCAGATTTGACGTTGATGACGGGCATTTAGCCTCCTCCTGCCGCAAAAAGCGCCGCTACATCAGCAGCGGACAGCGCTCGACTATAAAGTCGAACTTTCTGTAGTCGCCCCGTGAGCATGCCGTCTGTGGTGTTCATCGCCCCCATATTGTCGAAAACAGCATTCCCGCCGAAGTTGCCGTTGAGCGCGGCAGTAGAGAGAGCGACGCCACCGGCATACAAAATCATTGCGCCGCCTGCACCACCACCCGAATTAGTGGCGACAATGTGTACCCAAGTGTTATTCAAAAAGACCGTAGCGCTACTCGCAATGCCCGTAGAGGAAGTGCCGAAGTAGCACCCGCCGGGTGTGGTGGCGCGGCAGGAAATACGTACATAATTCGAGCCGTCCCCGACCAGATCGCTGCAAAAGAACGTCTGGCCACCACCGCCCGAACTATTGACTGTGTTACTCGTGACGAATCCCCAGAACGCAATCGAGAAACTACCGCCGGTATTCCAGTTGCGCGGAGTGGTGGTGATCGCCAGTCGAGTGTTTGCTGCACCATCGAGCGCACGTGCCGTTGCAAGTGATGAACTTGGGGGGCCTGCAGCACTGGTGACGGTACCGGCATTAGGCCAAAGAGCGTTGTTACTTGCAACAACATCATCTACGTTTTGCGCCCCCACATTCGTATTGGCGTCGTCCAGCGGCCAATAGTTGGTCAGGCCAGTGGTGTAATCACCAGCACCTGTCACCACCTTTCGATCGATAAGAACACCCATCATGCTCATGTGTTTTGCACCCAGAGCGCGGTAACATTGAGGGTGGTGACTGCCGTGCTACACGTCGCTGTCCAAGCGCTGGCAGCCGCCGCCTGCGGAATTGCGCTATCGACCGGCAACATGAACCCGCGTGTTTCTCCGGCCGGTACCACAATCACGGCCCTGGTTGTACCACCGGTGGCATCTTTTATCGTCACGGTCGTAGCCGTTGCGCTGCTGTTGGCTAGGATTAAACCGTAGAGATCGTTGAAAACACCAGCCGCACCCGCGGCAATGATCGTGGTCTCGGTATTGACCGTGATCGCTGTCTGGGTGACGCCCTTGAGAATACGAATTGCTCCAACCGTAATTAGCTTGCCGAGCTTGTCTGCAATCAGACTCGTCCGTTGGCCGTCGGTTACACCCCCGGGATTGGTAGTTCGGCCTATGGCACCAATCTTGACAGGATTGCCGCTATCGGTTGTACCAGCGGCGATATTGCCAACGACCGGACCAACATAATCGCTCGCCGGAACCACGGGCGAACTACTCGCCATCGTGGCCTGGCCGTTGGGGTTCTGCGAGTTCGGAGAGATTGCGACAACCAGAGCGGCATCGGCAGCAGCTGGCGGCGTCAATCCCGGCTTAACCACGGTATAGTTTGTTGCATCCCAAATCTTCAACGCAGCCGAATTTGGGGATAACGTAGTAACCAGAGCAGGATCAGCTGGTACTGGAGAAGTAGAAGCTGCCTTGACGACGGCGGTGTTGCCGCCTTGGGCGATCGAAACCGGGTTCGACGGCGAATTGGGAGAGAGTGTCACAACCAACGCCGGATCAGCCGCAACCGGCGCCGTGCTGGCCGCCTTCACCGCAGCAGTGTTGCCGCCCTGTAAGATTGCAACCGAACCACTTGAGACTGTGATCGCTCCGCTGATCGGCTGCGTCACAGCAGAATTATCAACCCGAAGCGCACCTGTAGTCGTGAGCGACAACGGGCTGATCAGACCAGCGCTATAGGCTGGAGCAGCGGTCGTCACGCTGCCGGCAACCATCTGCTCTTGAACTGATCCAAGCGCCGTACCAGGAGCAACCAGCGATGCACGGATAGCGGCAAGATTGCCGCCGCCCTCCAGGGCCAGCGCTCCAGCCGCCCCGATGTTGGCCGTGACGGTGCCAGAAACAGTCACCGACCCCGCAATAGAGACCGGTTGGGTGACACTCGAACTGTCGACTTTTAGTGCCCCGCCTGCCGACACGGTTGCAGTATTGCCGCCTTGTGCAATCGAAACCGAGCTGGCGAGCGTCGGAGAATTGGGCGAGATCGCCACGACCAGTGCGGGATCAGATGTAAGCGGAGCAGTCGCTGCCGACTTGACCGCAGCCGTATTACCACCCTGCGCGATCGCCACCGAGCTGGCAAGCGTCGGCGAATTGGGCGAGATCGCGACAACCAGCGCAGGATCAGCGGCAACGGGCGCAGTCGAAGGCGCTTTGACGCTCGCAGTATTGGCGCCCTGCGCAATTGAAACTGAGCCTAGCGTAAGCGCCGAATTTGGCGAGATCGCCACCACCAGCGCCGGATCGGACGCAACCGGACCAGTCGACGGCGGCTTAACGGCTGCGGTGTTGGTGCCTTGAATAACCGACACTGCGCCATTGACCGTCATTGCTCCAGAAAACGAGACCGGCTGGGTGGCGCCGCTGCCGTCAACCTTGAGCGCGTTCGCCGGCGTGATGGCAGCAACATTGGCGCCAGCCAAGCCGTCGATGAGAACATGAGCCCAAGTCACGGACGGGGTAGGAATGTTCAGAACCTGGATCGGAACGGGAGTGCCATTGCCGTCGAGGACAGTAAAAGTTCCAAGTGCCATCACGGTCCTCCAAGATCAAGGTATCTGCGGCGGTTTGTAGGGCGGCGTGGTCGGCGGGACTTCCTGCGTCTCCGACCGCGGATTGAGGATTGGCGGCGGATCAGCCGGCACCACGATCGGCCGCAAGGTCGGATTGGGAATGTCGGTACAGGTCGGGCAGACCAGATATCCGGTCCTGCGTATCTCGCGGCCGCGATACTGGGTATCCCACTTTAGATCACGATGGAGATATTGGAATCCACACCTCTCGCAAATGGCGAAAGCCGACGGATGCTGCGGATCGAGCTTGGCATGGCCCCGAGGAGCAAAACTGCCCATCACATCCCCCTCGCAAATGCACCATGAATTGATTTAGCCGCTTCAAGAAAAGCTGCGTTCGCTAACCCAGGCGTGAAATAAATCCCGATATAGCATTTCACGCCGTTTTTCGTGATATAGGCTGCCCACTTCTTTCCACGCTGATGAACGCCTTTGAAACCGGACTTGGCCCATCCCCGCCTATTCGCAGCACTTTGTGACGCCGTACAAAGCCGCAAATTAGCCAACCGATTATCAGTCCTATTGAGATTGACGTGGTCCATCTCGGATGGCCACACACCATAGACCCACAACCAAATCAGACGATGCACATAATGTTGCTTGTACTTTTCTCCGGCCCATACCGTAAGACGCCCTCCACTATTCGGGGTGCCAGCAACGCAGCCAGCTCTACGCCCCTTGCGCCAGCGCAGAAGCCCATCATCTGGATTGTAATCAAATAGCTCGCGAACCTCTTCTCGAGTCATCTTTCACCTTCAATACGAAGCATCCGTGTAGCCGCCGAGCGCCGGAACGATGCGCAGCGGCGCATTCTCGACGTCGCGCTTCTTGGCCTTGTCGAGGGCACCGAGCGCGCGCGCCGCCAGCTCTTCCATGCGCGCCGGGGCATAAAGCTCGGCAAGCTTGAACGCCAAGCCGGCAACATAAGCTTCGAGAAAACGGTAAGGCACCTCGGCCGTCAGGCCGCCTGGCACCGATGCGTCCTGGATTTGCCGCGCACGATAGAAATTCAGCGTATAGGGCTCTTCATCGTTCGGCGGTTGCCACACCGTGATCGTTGGATTGATCAGATGGTTGAACCAATAAACCGTCACCCGCCCCGGCGTCACCTTGTCGGGATAGCTGGCGTATATATCGCGATCAACCGAGGTGATGATGCGGTCTTTGGGCGGATTGGTTCCGGTCGTGATGTAGGCCGCCATGATCATCACGGTCGCCGGATCGACGTCATAGGTGGCCGTGAACGGCTTCAGCGCTATGGTCTGCAGATCGACGGTCCAGAGATTGACCTGCTCATTCGACCAGTCAACCTGCAACAGGTTTGCCGCCATGGCGGCGTCAATGAGATGATCAATGCCGATCGCGTTGCGGCGAACCTGACAGCGCCCGTACGCCGCAAAGACGATGTCAGCGAGGGCTGGGTACCATGCGAAAGTGCCAGTGGTGCCATTCACCGCCTGCCCCTAGCTCTGCAATATCTTCCATTCGATCGGCGCGCTCAGTGCCGTGATCGTCAGCAGCAACGCGGTAATCGGACTGCTGTAGGTTGTCTGCTTCTGCCCGGTCGTGCCGGCCGGGATGGTGGTGTCGTTGATCCAGCGCACTTGTCCCGACGGCGTGTTCATCACATCATCGAGCGTATACTGTATTCCATAGGTGCCGGTCCCAGTCGGATTGACAAAGACATCCATCTGGAACGGCTCCTGCATCCAGTCACAGGCATACAATTGCGGGCCCGGCACCGTGGCAACCCAGGTCAGGTTGAAAGTTGCTCCAGTACCGGCGCCATTGGTCGACACCTGGGCCTGCGGGTTTGCCGGCGGCGATTGTCCCCCCGGGATATTACCTCCACTGGTGACCGTGACAGTAGCAACCGCGCTGACTGAAAGCGTCGCGACCGTGAGCACGACACCATTGGCCAGCGTGATGGTGTTGCCGACGGCATAGCCGGAGCCGCCGACCGCAACCGCGGCCGCGCTCACATTCTGGTTGCCGCCAATAATCTTATTCTTGATCGTCGCCATCTTGATCTTGCCTTAAACGGTTGGAGAGGCTGGATCGCTACCCGTGTAAGAGGAGGACTTTGGATAGACCCAGCCTCTCCTGTCCCTGCGCGGCTGGACGAGCGCAGGAAGCTTATTTCTCTCCCATGTCCGGATACTTGGCATGCACCTTAGCTCGGACCGCTGCCGCTACCGGTTTGCCCGATGAGCGCGCGAGCGCGTTCGCAGCGTGGCTTCGATCCGGGATCGGATACGAACCAGAGCCCGCGCCTTTCGGCCCCTTACCCTTGCCGGGGAGCGCGAAGTCGGAACGCGGCAGCGACTGGCGCTCACCTGCGGTCAGCCGGCCGCCTTTCTTGTAACCGCCGGCCGCGGGGTCTCTCGACACACGATGGACCGTCGTACTGCGATGGCGCATCGGGTCGCCATGCGCGACGTCTCTGACGACCGCATGGCTGACTCTGCCGCCGAACTGCTTTTTCTCCGGGGTTGTGCCCGCGCCTTCATCCGCATTTTCATCCGTCCCACGGCGTCCGGTGCCGGCGTAGCCAAATTCCTTGCTGGGATGGCGGGTAAACTCTTGCTCGTAGTCCGTCCACGGCGGTCGCGGTGCGTTGTACCGTTTCCGAACACTGCCGCCTTCCTGAAACTTCTGCTCTACCTTGCCTTCGGCGCCCACCTTCTTGTTCGGTGCCTCGACCTCGCCAAAGGCGCCCTTGACGGCGCCGCCGCGCGCCTTGCGATCGGGACGGTGGCGAGCGGCCGCACCTTCGACGTTGCTTTGAAACGGTGGCGCCTTTTTCTTCTTTTTGAGGAAAGCGGGAGGAAGTCTGCGTTTCATTTGCGGCCTCCCTTCATGAAATGCCCGCGCCGATAGGTCGGCGAGCGATCGGCACGCTTGCGCGCGGGATCGCCGCTCACCTTGGCATGAAAGCTGTTAGTCGTAATGCGCTTGGGATTTGGCGGCCAGCGCGGCGGTGTACCGCCTTTCGCCGGCTCTGCCGCTTCCCCGATGAAGTCGTCACCGAGGTCACGCGGGGAATTGCCAATCGGACCTCGCGTTGACTGCCGTGCCATCCATTGTCTCCCTCACCTGATTCGCGTCTCAGGAAGTCGGGAACGATCCATACACAGCGCGCCAGTCGAAGTAGCTGAAAGCATAACGCTCTCTACCCTTCACCTTCAAATTATCTGTATCAAAATCGACGTACATATCCATCTCGAATGGCACACGATCGTAGTAGATCAACCCGCGCTTGTCGGTCTTGATGAACCACGCATACGGCGACGTCAGAAATTCGTCGACGATGTAGTCGCGCAAGCCGCCTCCAACGTGCTGGATCGCGTTGACGTCGTTGTCGTTGGTTCCGGGACGAAGCTCGGTTCGCAGCAACCGCACGATCACTTGCTCCAGCGCTGCCGGCACCAGCACCAGCTCGGCGCGCGCGGCGATCTTGATGTTGCGCTCGTCGACCCAGGTGTTCCTGATGTTGGTCATTGCCGTGAGCAGCGTCGATTCGTTGAGGTCGACGTCGGCCGACGGCCGGTTGGCAACCACGCCGACATCGATCGGATGATTGACTGAGAACAGCGCTTGCTGATCACCACCGACATTCGGATCGAAGACGGTGCCGACGTTGAAGATGTTGGCGGCGTAGATTTCCTTGGTGACCGCGAACACGTCCTGCAGACCGAGGTTCGACGGATTAAATTCCGTCTTGTACTGGTTGTCCTCCACGGCGTTG